TTGAGATACCATATGAGGTGCTGAAGACAGTGACTTCAAGAATCATAAATGAAGTAAGTCATGTAAACCGTGTAATGTATGATATTACATCCAAGCCGCCAGGCACAATAGAATTTGAATAGTAAACTAAATCCCCGAAGCCCTTGATTTTACTGGGCTCCGGGGATTTGTTTCTTCTCCGTGAGATTAATATGAGATTAAAAATCCTAATTTTGCTATTTTTTGATTTTTCTGTGTGAGATTAAATCTCTATTTTTTCATCAAATTTGTTTATCACGTCATCAGGTTCTTTTTCAACCTCATCAACATGGTTCAGAGCTGCTTCCAATTTGTCAGCCACTTTCTGACCTGAATCTGAATAAAGATGCCCGTAAGTGTCGATAGTTGTCTTGATAGATTCATGACCAAGCCTTCTGGACAACACATCGATCGGGATGCCGAGGTATCTGCAGAGAGCAGCATGGGAATGCCTGAGGTCGTGGATCCTAATCTTCTTGACTCCCGATTTTTCAGAAATTCTAGTCATCTCATGTTCAAGGGCCTGTTTCGTAAAGAAAAACAGCCTGTCATCATCTTTGAGATATTTGCCAAGAGTCTTGATATAGGATTCAAGAGCTTCATAAAGAGAAGAAGGAATAGAAATCTCCCTCTTGCTCCTCGGAGTCTTCGGAGTCATAATCAGCTTTTGACCATCGACTACCTGGAAGTTTTTGCACACTTTAATCTTTCCTGGTGGGAGAATGTCAGCAGGAGTCAGAGCCAGAAGCTCACCAACTCTCATTCCGGTCCAAAACAAAGTCTCAAAAGCAAGCTTCATGTGAGGTTTGTTTTCTACAGATATAGCCTGTTCGAATTCTTCCAGAGTCCAGAAGTTCATTTCCTCAGCTCTACTCTTTCCCATCGTGCCTGCCAGCTTGACCGGATTGTATGTGAGTCCATAAACTTTCTGAGCATAGTTAAATATAGCAGAGAGTTGAGCCTGTAAAGTATTGAGATAGGTCTGTGAGAAAGGCTTTCCATCGGGAAAGCGAAATTCCATCATGTCGCTCTGCCATCTTCTTATATCTATGATATCTATATCAGTAAGAATCCTGTCTCCAAAAGCCGGAATTAAGTAGTTATCGATTATCGCTGTCTTTGTCTTGAGAGTTGTAGGCTTAATCCTTGCCGAGATGTCCTTCAGGTAGGCCTCGGTAAGAGCCTCGAATGAGATATCCGTCTTATGAGAGTCTTGTTCAAGGAACTTGCGCTCAAATTCAGATGCTTCTCTTTTAGTAGAAAAACCACGTTTTACCTTATGCTTTGACTTGCCGGAGTAATCTTTATAATAGAAGGCGGCATACCATGTGCCCCGGTCTTTATCTTTGTAGACTGGCATAAGGCTACTCTCTGCTTTCAAGTCTACTGACAACATTTTCTTCCATCCTGTCTTTATCTGTTTCTGTAAGCTCGGATTTGCTGTCGCCGCCCTGAAGGAAGATATTTCCATCTTCGTCCTTTGTTATGTCAAAAAGGATATCTGAGCCATCGTACTTGAGATTAAGGATTTTTCCATTGTTTGTAACAGTATAGGTTCCTGTGGCATCTGAAGGATCCGAACCGATTTCTTTTACGATTTCAATAAGGGCAACCCCATCATCAGTAAAAGCACAATCTACAATCGGTGTGCTGCTCTCTAGTTCTATACGCCCAACAAAGTATTTATCCGTCAGATTCTCAGCTCCCTTGTTCTCTTTTAAAAAGCTTGACGAAGAACCACAGCCTGCCAAGAATAACAGAGTCGATGCCAGCGACAAGCCTAACATTATCTTTCTTTTCATGCTGTAATCTCCTTTCTAAACCCTTCGGTACCGGAAGGGTATTATTTTGCCTCTCGCAATTCCTGTTCATGGGTATCTGCTGCAACAGATTCTCTGAGACGGTATCGCTGAGAGTCTCCTATTATAATGTCGAGATGATCGTCATCCAGGTCTTTGGTAATCTGCATTAGACGGTCCTGTTTTTCAGATATGCGGCCGAGAAGGTAATCTGCTGACACGTTCAATCGGTCGCATATCTTTTTCAGGACTTCAAGGTGGATTATGAAACCATAATACCGCAGAAGAAGGAGTTCTACGGGGGAGACGCTTAGATAGTTCTGCCAGTATGCCAGATCGGGCTCACTCTCGTCCATCATGCTGACGATCCGCTTTAATACATTAGAAGGAATGGTGAATGGATATCTGTCATCATAATTATTCATGAGCCTTCTGTGACTGTTTATACATAGAAGATAGTCCGTTGAAACTTTACATTTTTGTGCTACCCGTTCTACAAAATCCTTTGGAGGCCATATCTTCCCTGCACAGATTTTATTCAGGGTTTTAACTGGTGTCTTTAATACAATGGCAGCTTCTTCCGGAACCATATCCGAATAAATGACCATTGATATTCTGTTCCCTACTTTTCTGAGATAATCTTCTTCAGTAATATTATCAGTCGTATTATAGGTTTCTGTCGAATTCCTGACATCAGAAATCCCCATGAGATAATCAATCGATACTCCAAAAATCTGAGAAAGCTTTATCCATACTTCTTTCGGTGGGTAATGTGCCTCAGATTCATATTTGGAAAGATTGGAATGGGACACACCGATACGTCCAGCCAGGTCTTCTTGTTTGAGCCCAAGCTCATTTCGTAGTTCTTTGATCCTGTTCATAATAAGACCACACTTTCTTGTAATGTTCCATATTCAACTATACAAAATATAGCATTTTTCCTGTTAAGAAAAAATACGATGTTTCAAACGGGAACAAAATTTTTAAAAATCGTTGACATTTGAGTAAAAGGAATGTATTATATCTATAAAGTTTCCCAATAGGAAAATTAAAACATATACCACGCACAAAGGAGGTGAGTCGAATGACTTCGGAAGAGTTGATTCGACTGAGGAAAAGAAAAAGCAAGACTCAGAAAGATATGGCTGATATGCTCGGTCTTTCTACTGCATCCGCATACTTTAAGAAAGAGATGGGCGACAGCCCAATAACTTTAAAAGAAGCCATGATCCTCTCCAACTTTTTCAATGTTCCTATTTCGAACTTTATAATTTCCAAATCAACTTAAGTTTAACGAAAGGAGGTTTAAATGACAATCGGGGTAGGGACGACAAATCGCCTCGATAATGTCTATCGCAGGTACAGAATTGAAGCTTCAAGGTACAACGAGAAGCTCAAAGGTAGAGAAGGAGCAGCGGAGCTGTTGGGTGTGGCTCCGACCACGGTAAGTGACTGGGAGTTGGGAATTTCCAAACCGTCACCTGATTCGGTGCTTAGAATGGCGGACGTCTATAATGCACCAGAGCTCTTAATTTACTATTGCCGTAACGTTTGCCCGGTTGGGTGCATGACAGTACCTAATGGGCAGGACAAGAGCCTTGAGAGCATAACTCTCAACGCTCTGGCTCTGCTCGATAAGGTTGACGGTACGCAGAAAAGACTCGTTGAGCTGACAAAAGACGGGACAATCTCAGATGACGAAAGAACTGAAATGAACGATATCCTGTCTACAATGAATGACCTGGAAGGCATTATTGAAAGCCTGAAAATCTGGTGTAAGAAGCACGAAACGAGGTGAGACAAATGACATCTAACGGAGTAATCAAGGTTCTGTCCGAAAGCGACAGATCCTACTACCAGGCTTCTGATGTGATGAGCCTTTTAGGAGTGAGCAGGAACAAGGCTTACGAGATGATAAGAGCCCTCAGACAGGAACTTATCGATTCCGGACAGCTTGCCAGCTTCTATCCTCAGGGCAAGGTTCCAAAGACTTATTTTAAAGAAAGGATGGGAATGGGCGAACACTATGAGAAAGCTAAGGAAATTAAGAACGATTTCAGGGGCCGTAACAATAGCAAGCGTACTGGCCGCTATGCTTCTTGCCTCAGGGCTTGATGTAGCAGAAGGAAAGCCATTCATGATTCTTGTGGTTTCGATTTTGATAATTGAGGCTGTTGGGCTTGCTAATTCAATTATCTGTGACCGCTTAGACGAAGAAATTAAATTCAGAAAGGAGATGCATAGAAATGGGTATAAGTTTAATCCTCACGAAAAAGTATGGACACGAATTGATGCCTGAGCAGATTGACATGGCTATCAAAAGTGCTAAACGCAAACAGCAGAGGATTTATGCCTCAGAAGGCAAACCTTATATCCTTGAAGACTGGTACTTGTTAACACTGGCAGAAGAAGCAGTTGTAGAAAGAGCTTTTTCGGACCTGACCTTTGCACTTTGCGAAATAAAAAAAGAGCAGCTGAACGCTAACGTCAACCGCCCTGTACCCACTCCTTATTTTAGCAGAGTCGAAGGCAAAACACAATACAAAGATAAGGAGATTGTAAATGGGTAACACGCAGATCATAAACATTCAATCTACGTATCCGGAGACCAAGTTCAATTTACTTGGCAACACAACAGTAGCTACGGCTATCCCGGATATTCAGAAGCCTGTCATTCAGGTCATCACTCTGAATACTAATCCTGCTCAGGGAGATGTCTACCTCCAGCAGAGAGGATCCAAGGGTTATACCGACAGGAACGGATATCAGCACAGCGCTACTCCGGATAAGTACGCTATCACAAAGAACGGACTCAAAAAGCTGGCAGATGGAGCCGGCATTAAGATGATTTCATCTGAGCACGTGCTTCCAGCTGTTTGCCAGAAGTGCGTAGCAATCAATCAGACTGTAGGAAAACAGATTTTTTGCGGAAACTGCAAGCATGGAAATGATATAGCTTTCAGAGTCACAATCACTGTTCCTCAGTTAACCGGAGAAGTTATCACGGTTGAGGACACAAATGAGGTCAATGTCGCAAATACTACGGCAAACATGTCTGAGAAGCAGAAAGCCGAGTATTTGAAGTTCCTTCCACAGATATGTGAAGCAAAAGCTCTCAACGGAGCGATAAGGACAGCACTCCATCTCAAAGGTACATATACCCTGCAGGAGTTACAAAAGCCTTTCGTTGTGGCCTACCTGGTCCCAAATCTTGATAATGCTGACGTCAAGCAGGTTGCTATCCAGCATATGTTTGGCAGTGCTGCTTCCCTCTATGGAAAACAGGCTCCAACCGTTGAACAGATTGAAACGAAAGCGCCTGACGTTCCTATGATTGAGGCATCCGACCAGGACCAGCAGATGATAGACAACTATGTCAACTCAGCAGACGATCAGGCTTACGTCCCTATGGACGAGCAGAGCGCTTATGAACCGGCAGATTCAAACCCTTATGAGCCGGCAGACACTCCACAGCAAACAGCTCCACAGCCACAGATGCCGCCACAGCAGCAGAATGATGGAGCTTTGTACTGCTCGGAATGTGGCGCCCTGATTTCAGATAAGGTCTATGAGTACAGTACAAAGAAATTCGGTGTACCGCTTTGCATGAAGTGCCAGAAAGGAGCCCGATAATGAATATCAAAATCATCACATTAAAGGTCGGCGAAGAAGCTGCTATCGGAACGATAGATAACTCCCTTAAAGCAATGCAGAAATTCGTAGGCGGACACATCGAAGTTGTTCTCCTGGATCCTTGGATTGCAGGCTTCGGTGTCCTGATCGTATGCAATGGGGAAGGAAAGATAAAAGACCTTCCCGTAAACAGGGGTTACAACTACGACATCCTCGTAGGCGACTGCTTTATCTGTGGAACAAAAGGAGACGATTTTGCTTCCCTTACAGATGGACAGATAAACAGGATATTATCCAGCGGCGCTGAATTTCTTGAGCCTCTCACAGAGAGAAAGGAGGCAACTGTATGAAGATATTCCACTCAGCTGACTGGCACGTTGGTACATTCCACGGGCCAGAACAGAACGGTCTGAATTTAAGGTCAGAAGATACCTACAGCTGCATTGAAGAACTCGTAGACGAGGCTGAAAATGAGCGTCCTGACTATGTATTAGTTCCAGGAGACATCTTCCATCAGGCTGCTATCGGACAGGCCAGAAGCCATACAGAAGTTCTGAGAGTCAGAGATATAATCTCACGGCTCTCAGACAATGCCGGACAGGTCGTGATTATGAGGGGAACTCCTAATCACGATTCTGCAGAGGCTTTCGAAGAGCTTAAGGCTCATTTCTCAGATAAACCAAACGTTCACATTGTAACAGAAGCAAAGGTCCTCGAGTTTTCGGACTTGTGCATAGCTCTTGTACCTGGATTCGACAGAGGAATTTACAGGGCAGCACATCCGGGACTCTCAGCCGAAGAGGAGAATACGGTATTTACTGAAGAGATAAGGAATATCGTGCTGGGCCTCAGGGCACAGTGTACTGTCGGAAAGCCTTCTGTTCTTATGGCTCATATCACAGTGCCGGGGTGCAATATGGAAGCCGGCCAGAACACATTTCTGCAGAACTTTGAGCCGGTACTTAGTACGGACACGATAAATGCAGCTGATTTTGACCTCGTTTGTCTCGGACATATCCACAGGCCACAGCAGCTCACCAACGTACATAACACGTTCTACTCCGGAGCCATAAATGCCATGAATTTCAATGACGAAGGACAGGACAGAGGCTTCTATGTTCACAACGTTAATGCAACTGGCTTAATTGACAGCGAGTTCCGGAAGACTCATTACAGGCATTTCAAGACTCTGCATCTTGATGATGATGACATAGCAAACATTATCAGTGGAGATTATGAAGCGGTATCCCAAGGCTGGGACGATATATCCGGTTGTATCACAAGGATTCTTTACACATGCACGGAAGACCATCATAAAGCCTTGAATAATGCGGAACTTGAGAAATACCTTTACAACCTCGGAGCTTTCTATGTATGGGAGATTTCTCCTGAGTCGATTTCACAGTCAATCTCACGGACGGATATGGGGAACACGGATCCGGAAGAGAACCTTCGCCGCTGGCTGAAAGACAGAGGACACGAAGATGAAGACATCGAGAGAATCGTACTCCTGGCAAGACCTGTAATCGACAAAGCTCTTGCCAATAATAAGGCCAAGGCATACACCGGAGCCTTTATCCCAAAGAGGATAAAGGTCAAGAACTACAGGAACTATGAAGAAGAGGATTTCGATTTTTCCGGAGTCAAGTTTGCCACAATAAACGGAGAAAACGGAACCGGAAAATCCTCGCTTTTCATGGATGCCATCATCGACTGCTTATGGGAGCAGCCAAGAGAACATACCAATACAGGGTGGATAAGAAATGATCCGGAAGCTCACTCAGGTGCTATTGAGTTCACTTTTGGAATTGGTGATAAGACATTCAGAGTCACAAGAACGAGGGCAAAGAGCGGAAAAACAACGCTCAATATCGCAGAACTGATGGACAGCGAATGGGTAAACATGTCCGAGGAAAAGAAAGATGACACTCAGAAGGTCATTGACAGAGTAATCGGAATGGACGCTCAGACATTCAAGTCAGTAGCTCTGATAATGCAGGACCAGTACGGACTCTTTCTGGAAGCGAAACCTGACCAGCGTATGGAAATCCTTTCGAAGATACTTGGACTTGATATTTACACTCCAATGTACAGTGAGGCATACGACTTGGCCCGGATCCACGGCAGAAAGAAAGACGATGCCAAGAAGGAGATAGAACTGGAAGAGTCAGAGATTGCCGGTTATGGAAACCCTGAATCTGAAATGGTTCCTCTAAAAGCAAGGATAAACGAGCTGCAGAACGAGGTATCAGGAAAGACTAAGGAAAGGGACGAAAAGAACGTGCTCTTGAAATCCCTTGATATGGTCAAGCAACAGGCTGATGAATCAATCCTCACAATCAATACTCTGGAAGCTAAAAAGAACGGCTATATGGCTGAAAGAGATCATCAAGTAGAGGTCTCAAAGACTTATCTCGGAATGCTTGAGAACGAAGAACTTATAAAGGATAAAGCAAACGAAGCTAGAACGGCAGAGCAGAACTACTACAATGCTCAGAAAGAAGCTGCCGTGTATGCACAGATTAAGGATAAGGTTGCCAAGGCTACAGCAAATGAATCGAATGATGAGCTGCTTGTAAGAAACAAGAAATTCACACTTGAATCCGACAATATGCAACTCGAATCCTTATCAAGGGACACGAATGCTGAGGAAATCAAAGCTAAGGACGAAGAGTACAAAGCCTGCATTGAAAAGCTGACAGAGCTTCAGGCAAAAAGAGAAAACTGGATTACTGCAAAATCTGAGCTCCAAAAGGCTCAGGTCGATAGAGATATTCAGTTCACAAAGCTGAAATCCAAAGAAAAGACTCTCTTACATCAGGCAGAAGTGCTCGAAAAGAAAACGGAACTGCTTAAGGAGTCCGGATGTATTGACATAGAAAACGCTGATTGCAAATTCCTACAGGATGCAAAACAGGCACAGAAAGAATTAGCCTCCCTGCGCCCCGTCATAGCCTCACATGAAGCTGAAATGACAGAGGCTTTAAATCCTCTGGACGAAAGAATAAAAGCCGCAGAAACGGCTCTCTGCGCCACAGAAGATGTGTCAGCTGAGTATGATGAGTTGACTTTGAAGAAAGATACTCTTGCTCCGTATCACAACAAGGCGCAGAAACTTGAAGCCACCAACAAGAAGATTATAGAGCTGAAAGCTCAGATTGAAGCAGACAAAGCAGCACTTTCGGAAGCAGAGACAAGGCTTTCTGAATCTAAGAAAGTTCTTGATTCCGCAAAGAAGGAAGCTGAGCAGTACGGAGACGCTGAGGCAGCTATGGCAGAAGCCAGAAGAAGGTACGAAGACCTGAAGCACTGGATTGATTCAGAAAACAGTCTGCCACTATACAGAGAGAAGCTGTCAAATGCGAATGAGAAGGTTGAAGAGCTGACTCAAAGGATTTCGGAAGTTACCACTCAGATAAATGATACTAAAGAGAAATGGCTTGAGCTTTCGAGCAAGATAGCCCAGATCGATTCAATCAGATTTTCAGTCGGAGGTATGAATGCTGCAATCGAAATGCTGAACGGCCAGCTTGCAGAAAAGCAGAAGATGCTCGGAACTCTCGAACAGAAGGTCGAACAGATAAAGAAGCTTGAAGACCAGATTAAGGATGTCCGGAAGACAGTCGACGAAGAGTCGAAAACAACAGCAGACTATGATGAACTGAAAGCCGCTTTCCACGTTCGAGGAATACCACATCAGATCATACAGTCGATTATCCCGAAGCTGGCAGGAACAGCAAATACAATCCTTGGAGAGATGACTGGCGGCCGTATGGGAGTAAGCTTCGAGCTCACTACCGTCAACTCAAACAAAGTTGAAAAGGTCTCTCTTGAGGTCCTTATAAGGGAATCCGGAAGGTCAGAGCTGCCATATCTGTCCAAATCCGGTGGTGAAAAAGTAAAAGCTTCGCTTTCGGTAATACTCGCACTTGCGGAAGTAAAGAGCGGAACTGCTGGTATGCAGTTGGGAATGCTCTTTATCGATGAGCCACCGTTCCTTGATGCAGATGGTGTCCAGGCATACTGCGACGCTCTGCAGACGATACAGAAGAGATATCCGAACCTTAAGGTCATGGCTATAACTCATGACCCGAGCATGAAGGCAAGGTTCCCTCAGACGGTTACTGTTACGAAGGATGAGCACGGAAGCCACGCAGAACTGAGCTAAGGAGAACAAGATGGAGCGCAGATATTTTTGGTTGAAGTTAAGAGATAACTTCTTTGAAAACAAAGCGATTAAAAAACTCAGATCGATAGCTGGCGGAGACACCTACACAATCATCTACCTGAAAATGCAGCTTAAGTCCATAAATGCCGGTGGAATACTTACGTTTGATGGCTTTGCTGATACATTCGCTGATGAGCTGGCAATGGATATCGACGAGGACCCGGAGAACGTGAAGGTTACAGTGAATTTCCTTGAAAGATGCGGACTCCTCGAGGAACTTCCGGATGATCCCAACGTTCCAAATTGCCCAAAACAATATCTTCTCCCGGAAGTGAAACAGAACACAGGCAGCGAAAGCTCGAGCGCCGCTAGAATGCGGCGTTTGAGGTCAAAAACTCCTCAAATACCGTCACAAAGTGACGAGCCTGTGACGCAACCGTTACGTAGAGAAGAGAGAGAGATAGATATAGAGAAAGAGAAGATAAGAGATAGAGAAGAGATAGAGAAGATAAGAGGAGATACAGGGGAGAGCACAGCTCTCCCACCTCAGGAACTCTCTTTTAAGACTAATAACAACTCTGAATCTATTAAAAGAGTCATCGAAAGATGGAATCAGCTGTCTGATGTCGGAATTAATCAGGTCTCACGTATCACAGCAGGATCCAAGAGATATAAGTCATTGACTGCCAGGCTTAACGAATACGGAGAGGAAGATGTTCTTAAGGCTATCGACAGAATCAGAAACAGTGCCTTTCTGCAAGGAAAGGTTAAGAACTGGAAGATAACATTTGACTGGTTCGTTCTTCCTAATAACTTCATCAAAGTTCTGGAAGGCAATTTCGATGACAATGTACCGAGCCAGCCATCAGGCAACACAATAATTGATAGATGGAAGGATGCTTAAATGACCAGGGATGAAACGAAGATGCTCATGATGTTCATAAATGCTTACTATCCTCGAATGAAAATCCTGGATGCCACAACGACTATAAATGTCTGGTACATGGAACTGAAAAATTACTCGCTGGAAGAATGCGAAGATGCTGTCAGAGAGTATGACCATACATCAGATTTCCATATAGAGCCAGGGCCTGGACAGATAAGACAGATACTTGTAGAAAAGAATCTTCCGGACGAGTACAGAATGTCGGACATGGAAGCGTGGGCACTCGTTGAGAAAGCCTGTTCCAACAGCACGTATCATTCACAGGAAGAATATGACAAGCTGCCGGCATTGATACAGAAGGCTGTCGGGACTCCGTCAGTGCTAAGAGAGATAGGATCATCAGACCACGACTCAAAGGAATTCTTCAGAGGGCAGTTTATCAAAAGCCTGCATGCAGTCAGAGAGAGGGTTCTGTACGAGCGGAGAAGCAACCCTGAGTATCTTCTACCTAAAGCAGAACCAAAGCAGCTGGAGAGTCCACAGGAGCCGCCACAGCTGATAGAAAGGACGGATGAACAGATAGAAAATATTCACGAGATGATAGAGAGCTACAATAGGAAATGGTCAGATGAACGAAGAAGAGCCAATCAAAGGAACTGAGAAAGAATTTATCAAGCAGTACGAAAGCCTGACGAGGACAAGGAGTGCCTGGGAAGTTTGGGCTGACCTCATGGAAGTATGGGCGATAGCCTTATCGAATGTAGCGGATCCGGACAAAAAGAGATGGCAGGAAAGAGAAGACCAGTATCTGAGGACAATAAAGAAGTTCGATGATCCACAGGCTGTGGCTAAACTGTTTTCAATATTGACAATAGCATTAGAGAAAAATCCGGCTCAGGATTTCCTCGGAAAAATCTATATGAATCTTGGACTTGGAGACCACTGGAAAGGCCAGTTTTTCACTCCCTATACTCTATGCCAGATGATGGCTGAAATGACTATAGACCAGCAGGTTATGAAGGCCAGGATTGAGGAACACGGATGGATAGCTGTGTCGGATCCAGCGTGTGGAGCAGGAGCAACTCTTATAGCTGCGGCTGAGACTATCCGGAGAATGCATATCAATTACCAACAGAGAGTTCTTTTCATTGGCGGTGATATAGACAGAGTGACAGCTCAGATGTGTTACATACAGCTCACGTTACTTGGATGTGCCGGATATGTAGCGATAGCGGATACCCTCACCAATCCACTCGAGGGAGACGTCCTTTTCCCAAAGGAAAAAGAGGACCAAGACCTTTGGTTTACACCAGAGCTTTACGGAGAAATATGGACAGGCAGAAGGTTTGCAAGATACATTGATTTAAGTCTCAGGAAGAGAAGACCAAAGACAGATAACGTGTTTTATTTCGATTTCGATAAAAGAGAAATCAGAAAGGAGGCCTGAATGGAAGCACTTGATAAGCTGAAAAAGGAAACTATGGACGTCAAAGGAACCGCAGACATTAAGTTGGCTACATTCCTTGAGACGAGGATTAAAGACAGCAAAGCATTCGCAGAAGATTTTCTGAGAGACGGAAAAACATTCGAAGGCATGAAGAAATACATATTCGGGAGAGCACAGGAGGCTCTTGGTTCAAAATCCGGATATGTTGAAGACGAGAAAGTCTACGAATGGGCGGAAGACTACTATCACGCAACTGACGAAGACACAAACAAAGTCTCTTCAGATAAGGCAACATTTGCTGATGTGAATGAAGTTAAAAGCCAGTCAGCCAAAACAGAAGAGAAGCCGAAGACCAAGCCGATAGCAAAGAAAGCGGCAGAAAAGCATAAGGACAAGAATGAAATCGACGGACAGATGTCTATATTCGATATCCTTGGAGGCGCAAATGCAGAAGCTTGATAAGAAAAAGCTGAGGTCTATTCCCAGACCTACAGTTGATGAAAAAATAAAGGCTGCCGCAAAGAAAATATTGACTCCGAAAAAGGAATATTTCTTTGCGACAGCGGCCAAAGTTCCCAGGACTGATATCCTTATCCTTAATCTCTACACAAAGAAGAAAGGTGCAGTCTACAGAGTATTCCTTGGCAGAGAGAATTATATCACACAGGACCTTACAGTGGCAAATACAAAATGGCTTACAGGAGACATATTTAGTCTCTGCTATCGAGAAGATATATGGACATGGAGAGATGACGATTACCTGATTCTTGATGACGAGAGCCAGAAGTTATTTGATGACTGGTTTAAAAGAAATGACAACGAGAGGAATGTTTTACTTGTCGAAGAGCTCCAGGAAAAGATTAGAGCCGTAAAGCTTGAAGAACGTTACGACAGAGAGGTTGAGGAAGCAGCAAAGATTAACTCAGGTATGCCAAAGCTCCCAAAGATTGAGACCTGGGTTCAGGATGTAGTACTTGGAAAATACAATTTTCTGATTTACGAGCCTTCAGACAGGGTAAAGACAAGAGGCTACTGTACGATATGCCACAACTATGTGGAGCTTGATAACAGGAAAGACAGAAAACCTCGAAGAGACAAGAAGATGATCTGTCCGAAATGCCACAGGAAAGTCATTCTGAAACCGAAATGTGCCGCACTTGAGCAGGGATATGGAAACGGAGTGGTCTTTCAGAAGTTCAAAGATGGTTTTGTTCAAAGATACATTGTAGGTTATAGGGACTGGTTCAGGCACAGCGTGAAGGGGATAGAGGTAGATGCAAGAACTACATACTCCGAAAATATGAGGATTTATGTATATAAGAGCGAATCAGGAGAATGGAAGTATAAGACCTTTTACTATGGGATGTACAAAACATCTCACAAGGAAAGGTGGTATGAGACGGATTACCTGTCTCCGAGAAGCGCGATGCTTTACATGAGGACATTCAAACATGCCGTAAAAGGTACACCATATCAGTATTGCGGTTTGGATATCCTTCAAAAAGGGTTGGGAGATAGCCCGATAGCTTCAGCAAAATATATCGACAAATACAGGAAATGCAGATTCCTTGAATACATGGTAAAGAGAGGGCTCTACCGACTGACACAGGATTTCCTTGGGGATTACTTTTACCTCAATGTGTCGGGACTCAATGTAGATGGCCGGAGCCTTGCTGAGGTGCTGAAGATATCAAAACAGGATGTCAAAAATCTGGCGAAACAGAATGGCGGTAGAAAAGAACTTGAGCTCTACTGGGTATTCAGAGAGCATGGCAAGTCTGCGGATCCGGAACTTGTTAAGGAATATTTCGATGTTATCGGTTACAACGCTGACGAATATCTTGAAGTAGCTTTCGAACATCACATTGAGAGCAAACTACCTGGTTACTTCCGAAAGATGGCAAAAGGCAACCCGAAGCACTTCAAGAATATAGCAGATATGTGGAGAAACTACCTTCGGATTTCAGCGGAGCTGCACTTTCCCCTTGATGATAACTACTATCTGATGCCTCCGGATTTGAAGAAGGCTCACGACAGAGTGGTGAAAATCAAACTGGAAAGAGATAAGCGGAGAGAAAGGGAGCGGAACAGAAGAATGACCGCTTTGATATCTAGGCTGCAATCAGAGATTGACACATCAAGGATGTCAACAAAAAAGTACATTGTTGTACTACCTGCATCAGCAGATGATCTGATAAACGAAGGCGAGCACAATCACAACTGTGTCGGGACATATGTGGAAAGAGTAGCCAAGAAAGAGACTTTGATACTCTTTATCCGGAAGCGTGATGATCCAAAGACTCCGTTCTACACATTGGAATGGAAGGACGGAAGGATTGTACAGTGCAGAGGCAAATATAACGTAAACGCTGAGGGAGATGTCAGAGAGTTTGCGGATAAGATATCAAGATTTTTAAGAGTCCAGGAAGAGGAGAAAGACAATGCATGGAACAGATCTAAAGTGGGCTGACAGGGTATGGAACCCGGTCACAGGTTGTTATGACGGATGCAAGAAATGCTGGAAGCAGAGCAATACCACAAAGAGATTTTCAAGTGATTCCAGAATGAACAAAGCAGCTACTAGCTTATACAGGAAGGACGGAGAACTCTATATCTTAGACAAAAAGTTCGTTTCTGTTGGAGGCAGTACCCTTTCAATGCCGTTTGAGTTCGAACCGACCTACTACCGATACAGGCTGATCAATCTTGACTCACTGAAATCCGGATTTAACGTTGCAATCTGTACACAGGGAGAGCTGTTTGCTCCGTGGGTTCCGGATTGGGTTATAGAGGAAATCTTTGAGGAATGTAAAAAGCATCCGCTCAATCATTACCTGTTTACGACCTGTTATCGGGAAAGATATGAGGCACTTGCAAAGAAAGGAAAGCTTCCAAAAGGAGACCAGTTCTGGTACGGAGTCACAAATGCTTACGAAAACGATAAGCAAATGGAACTCGAGGGATATAACACATTCCTTTTGATGATGAACGACCTTACCGAGGTAAAAAATCAATACGAGTGGATAATCACAAACAATCATGAGCCGCCGGAAAATGCAGGGAATGCATCGATTTTCTATGACGGTTCACAGGAATCAGAATATCCGGCAGAGCTTTTAAAAAAGCAGATGTCTGAGAAAAGAAGCCAGATGTGGACAGCAACATGCATGGTATGTGGACATACATCACCGACCAAGGACATGATAGCAATCCTGGCAAGAAAGAAAAGAGGTACATCGGCCATGGCTGTCGGATATATGCATGAAGGCTGCTTTAAGAAATTTTGTAGTGATAGCGGAGTAGATGGCCCTGAGTTCAAAGGAAAGGAATAACAATGAGCAGGAAGATAATGACAGATGATGAAAAGAGAATACACAGAGAGGCAATAAAGCTCAGGAAAATGACGGATACACAGCTTGTTGAGTATGTCGAAAAGGCTGAAAGCTCAAAGGATACAGACGATATCGGTAAATTTATATCAGAGATATCTGGACTGCATGGGATAGGCTCTGCCACTCTTATGAAGATTGAGGGATTTGCAAAAGAGAAAGGATATATCTGATGGCAGAGAACAGGTCCTACATAGGGCGCAAGAGCAGGATATCCGGAAAACAATTTGAGGACTGGATTTCGATGTCCTGCAATTATTACTGGGAAGCCGGAGTTGCCTGGATTGAGAAGACACCTGAGCCAGTGAAATATCTGAAACCATATGAGAGGAGCAGAGACAGACGAGAGTTCGTAGCCTGTTTTGAAAAGATGGCACAACCGGACTTTAAAGGAGCGCTTTGTGATGGCTCGATGATTGTTTTCGAAGCCAAGCATACGGAGAAGGACCGGATCAGCCAGGACGTTGTATCAGAGGAGCAGAAAAAGGAATTCGAGAAATACGAAAAGCTGAATGCCCACTGTTATGTGATAGTCAGCCTTCAGATGACAGATTTCTACAGGGTTCCGTGGGACGTATGGAAGAAAATGAAATCCAGGTATGGCCACAAATACATGTCAGCGCAGGAACTTGAAGAGTTCCGGTTGAAGCAAAAAGGAACAAATATACTGTTTCTGGAAGGAGTTGAATTACATGATTATCAGTAAAGATGAACTGAGCAGAGCTCTTGGAAACATCAAGAACATCATTCCTAGAAGGACTCCAATGCCAATACTGCAGGGAGTGCTTATTACAGGTAATGTGATGATAGCGACAAATCTCAGAATGACTATCCAGCAGAAGCTCACTTGCAGCACGGATACTCCAATCTACATTCCGGCAGAATCATTCGACTTTATCGGAAGTCTGCCGAACAACGAAGGAGTGACGCTAGAGACAACGGAATCAGAGAACCAGGCAGGACAAAAGACCTTTATCGTAAAGATACAGTCGGGAAAAATCAAAGCCAGATATTCGGTCAAGGATCCTTCGGACTTCCCAGAAAAGACAATATCGATAGATGAAAGCACAATGAATGTACTGACGATGGACTCAGACAGGATTCAGGGCAGCATAAATCATGTACTGTATGCAGTGAGTAAGGAAAGATCCGCGACAGCTATGACTTCGCTTTGCATAGAAAGGAAGGAGAACTGGCTGTCCTACTTTGGGCTTGATGGACATGTCATAGCATGGGACAGAAATTATCTTGACACTAATTGTGGTGATGAGGTGAGCTCTGATGCAGGGTTTCAAATCCCGATTCCAAGAGATACAGCTGAAAAGCTGAGTTCTATGAATTTTGGAAAAAGAATCACGATAGCTTTTGACAACAAAACAGCATTTTTCTCCGGAGAGAACGTACTTGTTAAGGCAACTCTGGTGGCCGCACAGTATTTCAATTACAGGAAGATTGTTCCGGAGAATAAAAACATTTCGGTAAAGATAAACAAGAACCGTCTGATTGATGCCATTGTCAGGGCTTCACTTTCGGCAAAGCAGAGCAAATACCCGATCATCCTTAATATCGAGGGCAGCGTCATGAGGGTTCACATCAAATCTTCAAATAATGACTTCAACGAAGAGATAGAGCTCCTCAGTCCGGCAGAACAGCCGCTTACGATAGGGTTTAATCCACTGCTTCTTAAGAACTCTCTTTCGGTTTTTGAAGATGAGAACGTGAATATCAATTTCACTGGAGAAAAAGCACCGGCAGTTGTCTCTTCTGACAATCTGAAGCTTTTGACAGTAGTTTTACCTGTAAATATCAATAAGGCAGAAAGCCACGCGGCATAAGCGCGAGAAAGGAAGGCATCTATGTTGGGTATAGGGTTTTTATTGATAATTTGTGTGGTACTCAGTACTGTCTCGGAAAAGGCAAAGAAGCAGAACAGGAGAAAGAAACATTGAGAAAAGACATCTCATTCAAGGTCTTCAAGCACATACAGAAGATGTCTCTTAATGAATTCAATCGGTGGGCCATAGACATATATAAGTCGGGATATAACGATGCTTTAGAGGACGAAAAGAAAACCTCGGCTTTGGTTATTACCAACGAAGATATGTTTCTGATGCTCTGCGATAGGCTCGGAGCTGAGACCGCACGAAAAGTTATAGACATTGTGGAATCTGTACAAAAGGAGCAAAAGAATGAAGAAGGAAATTGTTAAATACTACTGCGACCGCTGTGGAAAAGAGATATCTGAAGATACTGTGATGACTGAGATTTATGCGTCCGATTTCCGCATAGGCGAAGATGGAAATACAGGAGCAGGTGAAGATAACAGTCAGCTTAATAATTATCAGTTATGCAGCGATTGTGTGCTTCAGCTGGGAATATTCCTAAGCAAGAAGACTGATGATACTGAACCGGATCGTAAAGAGAAACCGGATAAAGCAAACGAGCCTGCATCAGAGACAAGTGAGAACCAGTCACAGGCGAAGGTCAAGTATTCCGAGGAGACTATGCATGAGATACACAGGCTCCGAGAGGAAGGCTGGAAACTTAAATCCATAGTAGAAAGGCTGAATGTCAGTCAGAGCACCATAACCAACTGGCTGCAGAAAGAGGAATCAGCAGAGAATGACATTCCGGATAGCGAGCCAAAGACAATTTCAGATGATGAACTGGATAAGGTTGTGAAAGACATCCTGGCGGCCGGAGACTAAGGAGGACCAATGAAAGAAAGAGAATTTAGGTTTAGAGGGACTTATATAGCAATGGTAGCGTTGTCACTGGTGGCCGGATATACGGGCAGCGAGCTTAGCCTTAAGGGAGACAGGGCAGCAGTTCAGGCCAAGGCAGACAACAAAGTAATTAAGGAATATGGCACATACGATGGCAAAGATTTTGAGAAAGAACCAGAGATAAACCTGGACGAATATACAGCAAGCCATCAGATAAAGTACCTGAATGTCAGTATGCCGAAGGACGAGCAGGCTTATCTATATGCTCTCTGTGATGCATACGACATAGATTTTGGCTTTGCTATGGCTGTGATTGAGCACGAATCAGGATATACGGCAGATGTCATTAGCTCAACTGGAGATTATGGGTATTTTCAAATAAACAGCTGCAATCAGACGTGGCTTTCAAAAGACCTGGGCATTACAGACCTACTGGATCCGAAGCAGAATGTACGGGCAGGTATGTACATTCTGAGACAGCTTTTTGAAAAATATGAGGACGCAGGTGACGTACTCATGGCTTATCACTTTGGAGAAGGCGGAGCCAAGAAACTTTGGGATCAGGGCATTTATACGAGTAAATATTCTGACGCTATCCTCGAAAAAGGTCAGAAATATGATGAGGAGTTAAGCAAATGATGCATGAGCTTGGAACAATCGGTATCAGAATGAGGCCCAGTTTATATAAGCTGGTAAAGATAAGAGCCAAGGAAGAAGGCATTTCTGTTAGCAAGATGATGGGTAAGGCTATCGTACAGAGAAATGCCAAATTTCCTTCGAGCACTGATTACGAAAAGAAATCAAAGGCATTCGGAATCAGCATTGATCCGAACATAATCGATGAAGCCAGAGCTAAAGCCAGTGCAAACGATCAGACATTAAGCACTTACGCAGTTGAAGCGGTCAAGGCTTATCTGAAGGAGGCTCACAATGAAGATTAAAGGAATGAAAAAGCCGGAGATGGTTGTTGATTCCGAGTGTGGTTTGGTGGATAAGTGGCCGCTTTGGAACAAAAGCCGGTCATATGAAATCAGAGGAAGTGCATTACTCGTACTTTTCGGAGGAGAATGGATCTACTATTACAACCTTAATCTCATTAAAAGCTGCAGAATCGTTGATAAGCAAGGAATTAACACTATCGACATGATAAAAGCAAGGCTGACTGAATAAAGGAGAAAATGAATGAGAGATTTTAGACAGGAAGGCTACGAAAAAGTACAAAAGCTTAAGGCTGAAGCTGTACGCGCTAGAAATATGGCAGGCAACATATATATGCTGCATGTAGGGAATGCAGAGGAGCAGACATTGTTAATCAATGCCCTTGAATATTATTCGGCAGGTATCACAAAAGAAGCCGCTGATATCAAAAGAGCTTTGGATTGCGGAGATGAGTACGGCAACCTTAAAAGCCAGGATGAAAAAGATATCTTGAAAAATTGCATTACGCTTATGCAAGAAGTTGCTTGCGAAATTCAAATATATGCTCTTGCTTCAGGGGCCGACATCTTTCAGCCAGAAAAGGACGAAGATGGGAATTATAAAGATGATGCAGATGGAACAGAATGGTATAACCACTGGTATTCTTCCCGTTTTCAGTATTTCCAAATTGTAAGGGAACTATTTTTGAGAAGTACAACTCATGCCGGAGGGACATCAGTAAAGGCCAAGTGCAGAGAACTCGGAGTTGATCCTTCTGCCGGAGTTACGATTGAGTTCGATCCCGATATGAACGAAGACAATTACTACGAGTGCTAATAGGAGGAAATGGGAATGGTTTTTACAGAAGATGAACAAGTAGTAATAAGAAGTTTAAACCCGGATATAAAATATTTAGCCAGAGATATGGATGGCAGTTTATATGGACATTCCGAGAAGCCATTAAAGCAAGCGGCTGCGTGGGAATCAATAGGCAATTTGTATGATTTAACCTCATTTACAAATGCTTTTCAAGGCATTACATGGAAAGACAAAGAGCCAACATACATTGGGACTGGAGCCGCATTTACAACATTTGGGAAATGGACAAATGTCGATGACGGATTGCCTGGTCACGATGGACTCTACATTGTCAGCGTTGTTCCGGCTGTTAATGGCGAACCGACAGGAGAATTTTTTCCGGAATCCCGTATAGTCTCCGAGTACAGTGTAATTAAAGGCTGGGGAATAGAACAATGCGAGTCATTGGAGAATCCACCCAAAGTTACGCATTGGATGCCGTGGCCCTCTGCACCGGAAAGGAGACAGGACAAATGAGACTTATTGACGCAGACCAAATGGCAGCTGATGGCTTACGACGCTTGAACAGGATCCGATACGAGATAGAAAGGAGAAAAATACGATGGGCATAACAATTACAGCAACCAACCCAAAACACGAGTTTGATATGGGGTATTTTAGCTTTTTTAGGCTACGGAGAGAGATCGCACTTGCGTTAAATGAGGAATTTGGCAGGAACTATGCCAATCTGGTACGCTGCGATACACAAGAAGAGTACGAGACTAACGACAAAATCGCAAACCGGATCATACAGGAAAATCATCTGGACCGCTATGCCGATGTGCTCGATTTTCTATATATGCCGGATGGCGGGGGAGAAGTGGGGTACAAGACTTGTGGGGACATCCTCAGTCTTATCCGGGATCGAAAATGCAGCACAGACTTTCGATACGCTTTAATGCGGCACAATGACTGGGAGGAATTTAAGGAATTTTTGCAGGACTGTTACTCGCACCACAAGAAAATGCGGTGGCATTGAAATCGGCGCAGCTAAAAACACTATTAGTAGGAGGACATTATGATTGAAGAGGTCGGATGTTGGAATTGTGAATTAGATGGAGTAAAGAGTGGAAAAACTGTCTGCCAGGATTGTGGTAGAGAGGTTGCTCATTATTGCAAAGAATATAGCCATGAAAAAATATGGGTTGAAAAATCGGAAATGGAACGGAGGACAAAAATGACAATGGAAGATCATGGAAAGATGGAAGATTATGGAAAGTTAGAAGGAATCATCAAAGACCTAGAACAAGAGCCTTGCGAGGATGCAATTAGTAGAGAGGCGATGCTAGATTATCAGCAATATCTACACGGCAGGATGTCAAATGAAGAAAACCACAAGCTGTGGGAGTTCATTATGGATTTACCACTTGTAACACCGAAACAGGCGTGGATTCCTTGCAATGAGAGGTTGCCAGAAGAACACGAATGGATTGGCACGAAGATATTCGGGACAACAATTTCAGACGAAGTTTATGTTACTTTTGAAAATCCGGATGGCAAGAGATTTGTAAAGCACGTTAGTTTTCAGAATGGCAAGCTGAGTAATTTCGCCCAAGACAAGATAGATGCTTTTTACAAAGGTTCAGTACCTATAGCCTGGATGCCATTACCAGAGCCGTACAAGGCAAAAAAAGACGGTGATTCCCGAGAGAAGAAGTATTACTGGATAGGTAATGAGTATGATGGCTATGCAGATGGCAATCCCGTTTATTATTTATGGGAGTGTTCCCGTTGTGGCTATGAGCATTATGGAGAGCAGGACACACTAACGAATTACTGTCCTAACTGTGGGGCAAAAATGCAAATGCAGCCACCTGAAGAGGAGAACAAAAATGAGATTGATTGATGCAGATAGGCTCCTCACTCTAATAAAGTATTTGAAGAAAAGCGTATGTTATCAAGAGAATAATTGCCAGATGGCAATAAACGAAATTGAAGGCTTTATCTATAGCTCACATGTTTTTGAATCACCTGAATGGCACCCGATTATAGAGGGCAAGCCAACGTATCCGGACAGAATCGGTAGCTACCTGGTAACAGTCGAAAAGGACGGAACCATAGACACAGCCGAAGCCTATTTTTACGACAATGGTTTTGCTGTCTTCGATGAACCGAATGATGAATATGCTTATAAAATCTTTAAAGTCCTGGCATGGGCAGAGCTTCCAAGGCCATATAAGGGGGATTGTGAGAAAAATCTTAATGACAAGAGAGCGGATGACTGTCCACTTAGAGATATCTCTATTCGACTATTTTAAAAATGGTGAGAAGAAGCAGGAGGAATGATGAGATGCAGAAGATGTGGAAGAATCTTGAGAGATCCTCAATCGATACAGATCGGCTATGGTCCGGTTTGCTATGAAAAAGAATTCGGATGTTCATTGACATTTGGAGATGAGAGGACAACTGAACCGGAAATACCCGATGTACCTGGACAGATGAGCATAAACGGGTTCTTTCTGTTCGATTTTGAGAGGGAAGAAATATGGCATTTATGATAATTGTGGTTATAGCATTGCTTGGTTTCAACATAATGGCACTTGCACAGTTAATATCAGCTGATAAAGAAATAGAGGTCCTTAAGAGAGAGCAAAAGAGACTTGAAATCCGCCTCGAAACTCTTATTCAGCTGAGAGAAGACAAAACCCCGAGTCAAGAAAGGAGACAAGATGGCAGAAGAAATCAAGCATGTTTTAGATGAGGCTATTGACGGAGACAAGAAGATAATACTTATATCAGCTAATGAGCTGAAAGAGTTCGCGGCTTCCTTAGCCAATGACTCAGCGACACAGGCGGCACAGGAAGCAGTAAAAGTCTACCAGGAAGAGAAGATGAAAGACTGGAAGAGCAGAAAGGACAGAAGGTTCCACAATACAGACTTGCTTCTCAGAAATTACACGATGCTCAAAAAGAATGTCGAAGATGCCGTATATACAAAGTCTCAGCTTGAAGCAGAACAGGACGAAGCAGAAGAAATCCTTGAGCTGATGGATTCAAGGTCGGATTCAGACCTTACCATAGAGAGCATCAAACAGTCAAAGATAAGAACAGCTATAATTATGGCTCACATTGACCAGATGCTTGATGTATTCAAAGCTTATTGCGAGGAGAGCCCGGATCCGCTGATGCAGAGAAGATATAATGTCCTGATGGATATGTATATCGGAGAGTACAAGGAAGAGACCGGAGAGTACATAACGCTGACAGTTCCTGAGATTGCAGATAAATATTCAATCTCAAAAGAGTCAGTTTATGGTGACTTAAAGATTGCAAAAGAAAGGGTTTCTTCACTCATTTTTGGAATCGAAGGGATACCAAAAAGATAAAAACAAAGGCGCTATATCGGATATTACTTTTAGCTCACCTGTTACAAAAAAAATAAATTGCATCTGCAAAACCAAAATGGTAATGTAGTATGCGGATAATAAAGGTTTGAAAGCACTCAGTCGTGAGATTGGGCGCTTTTTTTATCTGCCCTCCTACTCCTTTCCAAAAATTACTTACATACAGTTTCATACAAAAAAGGAGGTACAGAAATGATTGGTATTATCTTCCTGATTGCTTATGCAGCAGTCATGATAATAGCGACGATCCTATTATCCAGGAAGAGCGACAACAAGGACAATTTTTATGTCGGGAACAGAAACATGGGAGTTTTTGCGAGTGCTTTGAGCATAGCAGCTACGTGGATCTGGGCTCCGGCATTATTTACGTCTTCGGAAAAAGCCTATACGAACGGATTTGCAGGTCTGTTTTGGTTCCTTGTTCCGAACGTCCTTTGTCTGCTCTTATTTATCCCCTTTGCAAAAAAGATAAGACAGGAAATGCCACAGGGAATAACGCTGAGCGGCTATATTTATCAAAAGTACAAGTCGAAATCAGCAAGAAATGTTTATCTTGTCCAACTCATTGGCCTGTCAGTGCTTTCCACAGCGGTTCAGCTGCTTGCAGGAGGTACGATTATGAGCATGATTACCGGGATTCCATTCCCGATAATGGTAGTTATCCTTGCAGCAATTGCTTACTCTTACAGTAGGATTTCGGGAATCCAGGCATCAGTCATCACAGATGATATTCAGATGTTCTTCGTCCTTGGAGCCTGCGCTCTCTTTGTTCCGTGGGCGCTTATGCAGCACGGTGGAGTATCAGCTATGGTTAATGGCCTAGGCGGTATCACAGGAGAGTACACCAGTATATTCGGGAGCAAGGGACTTGAGGTGTTCTTAGGGTTCGGGCTACCAACAGCTATTGGACTTATCTCAGGGCCTTTCGGAGACCAGTGCTTCTGGCAGAGGGCATTCTGCATCAAGGAGGACAAGATCGGCAAAGCATTTGGACTGGGAGCTTTTTTCTTTGCTCTTGCGCCGCTGAGTATGGGAATACTCGGGTTCATAGCCGCAGGTAAAGGATTTGTTGCTCAGTCGACTGGAACTGTAAACTTCGAGCTTATCGAAAGTATATTTCCGGCATGGTGCGTGATACCATTTCTTTTTATGCTTATCTCGGGGCTGTTGTCAACGATAGACAGTAACTTATGTGCTATCTCCTCCCTGACAACAGATATGCTCCCGAAAACGAATGTTAAGACCGCTAAGGTGTCAATGCTAGTCCTCCTTGCATGTGGAATACTTATGTCTTTGATACCGGGGCTCACCGTGACTAAGCTGTTTCTTTTCTACGGAATATTAAGAGCTACTACTTTACTACCAACGGTAATCACGCTTTGTCATGTTAAGCTGACGGGCAGGGGTGTGGCAAGAGGCGTGCTTACATCCCTTGTCATAGGCTTACCGATATTCGGATATGGCAATATTGCAAACGATTCCACATTCAAGACGATCGGAGCACTCGCAGCTGTGCTTCTTTCCGGAACCGTCGCATTCATATCCTCAAGAAAGGAGATGCGGAAATGCTCGGACGTAAGCAGAACATAACTAACGACGAATGGCTTGAAGCCGTTGAACACATAAAAGAGACAGTCAAAAAGAAAGACCTGGACGCGAAAGTCAGAGAGACGATAGCAGACATCAAAGCCAAGACCAAGGACAAGAAAGCAGCTTATTCGTGGTCTGCTGGCAAAGATTCCATCGTTCTTGGAGACATCTGCAGAAGGGCAGGAATCAAAGATTGTGTTCTGGTTGTATCAGACCTCGAGTATCCGGCATTCGCCGATTGGATAGATAAAAATAAGCCGGAAAACCTAACGATAATAAACACTCATCAGGACCTTGAGTGGCTTTCAAAGCATGAGGATATGTTATTCCCTCAGGACAGTCAGAAAGCAGGCCTGTGGTTCCACATAGTCCAGCACCGAGGGCAGGCGAAGTATTACAAGGACAATAACCTTGATATGCTACTGCTTGGACGCAGACGTGCTGATGGAAATTATGTGGGCAGAGGCACGAACATCTACACGAACACTCAGGGAGTGACAAGGTTCAGCCCTTTAGCGGATTGGAGTCACGAACTGGTGCTTGCTTATATAGCCTATTACAAACTTCCGCTTCCACCTATATACGGATGGAAGAATGGATATCTCTGTGGCACACATCCCTGGCCGGCACGTCAATGGACTGGTTCCATTGAGAACGGATGGAAGGAAGTATATGATATCGATCCGTCCATAGTGAAGGAAGCCGCAGAGAAGATTGAGAGTGCCAGGGAATTTTTAACAACTGTTTGACTTTCAGCCCGGATTGCAGTCCGGGGCCTTACTCCTTCGTAAGGAGACAAAATGAAGGTTATAACGAAAAAGCTGTCTGAGCTTAAACAGCCGGAAGTGAATGTAAGGCTTCACACTCAGAAGCAGCTTAAGGAATTTGAACGCAGTATCAATATGTTCGGCCAGATAAGGCCTATCGTTATAGACGAGACAAACACGATCCTCGCTGGCAACGGTCTATATGAAACGTTGCAGATGATGGGTAAAGATACTGCAGAATGCTATCAGTACACTGATTTGACCGAGAGTCAGAAGAAAAAGCTGATGATAGCAGATAACAAGATATTCTCTTTGGGTGTCGAAAATAACGATGCCCTTAACCAGATACTGAATGAGCTGTCCGGTGACCTTGATATACCGGGTTATGACCAGGAAGTGCTCGAGGAGATCGTAACAGATGCCGCCGAGATTACTGAAAAGGTTTCAGACTATGGAAATATATCAGAACAGCAGATAGATGACATTCAGAGCAGGCAGGTGCGGACACAGCAGCCACAGGAGAACCGTTCAAACAATGAGACGGAGAACTACAAGGGTGATGCACCGCAAGCCGCCACAGAGCCTCTACGTGGCGCAGAGAGCCAACCTGTTCAGACTCCACAGGACGATACAGAGTCGAGAAGGTTCGTCATATGCCCGAAATGTGGTGAAAAGATATGGCTGTAAAGAGGATAAAGGCAGACATTAACGTTCTTGAGGCTTCCAGGAGGCGAATCAAGAACATATTTAACACGGGCCTGCCGATATATCTGAGTTTTTCAGGCGGCAAAGACAGCTTATGTCTGGCAAATGTCGTACTCGAAATGCTAAATGCCGGAGAGATTGATCCGACACAGCTCACAGTACAGTTCATAGACGAGGAAGCCGTATATGACTGTATCGATGAGAAAGTAAAGGAATGGCGGAAGAAGTTCATGCTCGCAGGAGCCAAATTCGAATGGTTCTGCCTTGAAGTGAAACACTTCAACTGCTTCAACCAACTGACGAATGATGAGTCTTTCATCTGCTGGGACCACACAAAAGAAGATGTGTGGGTACGCAGACCGCCTAAATTCGCTATAAGAAGTCACCCGGCTCTTAACCCGAGGAAGGATACATATCAGACCTTCCTGGCTAAGAGGTGTGCCAATGGGATAAACATGGTGGGAATAAGAGTTGCGGAATCGCTGCAACGCTTACAGAACATCGCTAGAATGAACGGCGGCTACGTGACAAAAGATAATAAGACGTTCCCAATATACGACTGGAGAGATCATGATGTCTGGCTTTACCTGCTGGACCATAACATTGATATCCCGGTCGTTTATTTATATCTGTGGCAGACAGGAACACGGAAGAACCAACTGAGAATATCTCAGTTCTTTTCCGTGGATACAGCAAAGTGTCTCGTCAATATGAATGAGTATTACCCAGATCTGATGGAAAAGGTATGCAGAAGAGAACCTAATGCATATTTAGCATCGCTTTACTGGGATTCTGAAATGTTCGGAAGAAAGAGCAGGAACAGAAAAGAACTCGAGAAAGATGACGGGGTGGATTACAGGGCAAAGCTCCTGGAAGTATTTAAGAATCCTACTAAGTATTTCCATACTGAGCACGCTTTACTGATATGCAACAGATACCTTCACTTCTACCGTAAGGACGCTCTGATATTCGACAACAAAGATTGCAAGGATATCTATGAGGGACTTATGGCAGGAGACCCGAAGATGAGAACTCTGAGGGCATTATACACGAGGACATATACAAGATATGTCCAGAAAGCGAAGGAGGGAACAATATGAATATCAAAGAGCCATTATCCACATTACAGTGGGTTGACCGAAACAAACTTCACGCAAACGATTACAACCCGAACAAGGTTTCAAAACAAAATATGGAACTGCTAAAGCAGTCGATTATCACGAATGGTTGGACAATGCCTATCGTGGTAAGGCCTGATTATACGATAATCGATGGCTTCCACAGATGGCTGATATCCGGCGAGGAACCTTTGAAGACTGAGCTGGGCGGAATGGTCCCGGTAGTAATCGTAAAGCACAAGGACAAAGCCGAGGATATGTACGGCACTGTTACTCACAATAGGGCACGAGGCGAACACTTACTTGAGCCTATGAAGCACATTGTGAAGGAGCTGATCGATGAGGGCAAGTCGATTGAAGAGATAGGAAAGCAGCTTGGAATGAAGCCTGAAGAGATTTTCAGACTGTCAGACTTCTCAAAAGACGATTTCCTTCGGCTTATGGTCGGGAATGACCATAAGTATTCGAATGCGGAATTGATAACACAATTATAATGGTTGAAAATCAACGAGCACAGAGAGACTTCACGGCTGAACCCCTATCGTTTCCGAATTAACACCGCTAGGAAGGAGGGATGGGATGCCGAGAAGCAGAAGCCCCGATTCAATCAAGGCTGAGAAGTTGTTTTTGAATAAGCACAAGAGCCTTGTAGAAATCGCCAAAATACTCAAAGTTCCGGAAGGAACCGTTCGGAGCTGGAAGAACAGATATGGTTGGGATTCCATTCCGAAAAAAGATTCAAAAAAAAACGAATGCAACGTTGCAAACGAGAACAAGAATGCAACGTTGCATAAGAAGAAGACACCACCAAAGAGGAAGCCTGGCGGACAGCCGGGGAACCTTAACGCTTATGGAAACAATGGCGGAGCACCTAAGGGCAGTCACAATGCATTAAAGCACGGTGGCTACTCGTTGGCAGATTGGGGTGTCTTTTCAGATGAGGAAGGCGACCTGATAAACGGGAGACCGGAAGACCTCAAAGACCAGCTTCAGGAAGAGATTGATATCTATACCATTCGGGAACACCGATTGATAAGAGCTATCAACAAGTACAACGGACTTAAAGGCGGTCTATATGTCTCAAACGTGATGCGTTCTGAGAACAAGAGAACATTCAAGTCCGAAGAAGAGAAGCAGCAGTACGAAGACATACAGGCAGGAAAGGTCGAGGCCGGAGAAAAGCTCCCCGGAACTCCCTATCAGATAACAACGACAACCGGCAACGCAACGGATATAGTTCTGAGGCTTGAAAAAGAGCTGTCAACAGTTCAGAGAGCCAAAGATGCAGCCATTGCAGAGCTTAAGCAGTTACAGAAACTTGATGCTGAGACAGAAGCACAGCAGAACGGAACAGATGCTGTATCTGCGTGGATGGAAGCGGTAAGAAAGAGCAGAGGTGATACAGATGATAGTGGATCCTCAGCTTAAAGACTTCCTCAATGAGTCCATGCCGATATGGCAGAAGAACCCAGTGCAGTACTTCCGAGAAGTCCTTCAGTTCACACCCGATGAATGGCAGGAAGAAGCCGCCAATGACTTGGCAAATTTCCCCCAGGTGGCTATAAAGTCTGGGCAAGGTGTTGGAAAGACAGGATTTGAGGCAGCATCAGCATTGTGGTTCCTTACCTGCTTTGAAAATTCAAGAGTTGTTGCGACAGCTCCGACAAGGCAGCAGCTACATGATGTCCTCTGGTCCGAGATAGCCAAGTGGCAGGAGAATTCACCACTCCTCAGAGAGATACTGAAGTGGACGAAGACATACGTCTACATGAAAGGCTCTGAACAGAGGTGGTTCGCAGTTGCAAGAGTTGCTTCAAAGCCTGAGAACATGCAGGGATTTCATGAGGATTCGATGCTGTTCATTGTCGACGAGGCTTCCGGTGTCAGAGATGACATCATGGAGGCTATACACGGAACTCTGACAGGAACTCACAACAGGCTTCTGATGTGTGGAAACCCCACACAGTCAACAGGAGACTTCCATGACGCTTTTACCAGCGACAGAGACCAGTACAAGCTCCATACAGTAAATTCTGAGGACAGCCCGAGGACGAACAAACAGGCTATCAACAATCTGATAAAGAAATACGGCTACGATTCAAACGTTGTGCGTGTCCGTGTCAGAGGTCTTTTCCCGAATCAGGACGATGACGTACTCATTGGTATTTCTCTTCTGGAACAGTGTTCAGACAAACTATTCGAGCTTCCGGAAAAGGACGAGATGAGCTACATGTCCATAGGCTGCGATGTTGCCAGATATGGTGATGATGAGACAGTAATCTATGCAAACCGTTTTGGACGAGTAAAGATTGAGTACACCAAACGAGGACAGGACCTCATGGCAACAGTCGGTGATATCGTTCGAGCATACAGGAAGATGATTTCTGAGTTCCCGGACTATACCGGTTATGTGTTCGCCATGATCGATGATACCGGCCTTGGTGGTGGAGTTACGGACAGGTTCAGAGAAGTAAAGGTAGAGGAAAAGCTGACGAGGCTTGTCGTAATACCGATAAATGCGGCTGAGCATATAGAACAGGATTCCCTCGAGAACAAGGAAGCCTTCAAGAACTACAACAACTTAACGACTCACATGTGGGCAAATGTCAAAGACCTGCTCACAAATAAACAGATACAGATTGAGGACGATGGCATTCTGTTCGGGCAGATGTCGGCAAGGAAATACCGTGTTGCATCCAACGGAAAGATTCAGCTTGAGTCCAAAGATGACATGAAAAAGCGAGGCCTTGATTCACCCGACCGAGGCGACGCTCTTGCCCTATGTCTGTACAAGGGCAAGATAAAGAAGTTTACAGGCTCAGTTCCAAGCACGCAGGCAGTCGGAGCACTGTCGAAGACGAGCTACTGGGCAAATCACTAAGGAAGGAGGCGAAAGAATGGGTAAAGAGATCGGCCGCATAGGTCAGCGAAGATGGGGCGGAGTTATCCGTGAAGAGTTCCTGCCGGAGCTTCAAGGTCTGCAGGGTATCAAAACATACAGAGAGATGGCAGACAATGATGACACGGTAGGCGCAATCCTCTTCGCAATCAAGAACCTTATCCGCCACGCTGACTGGAACGTAGAGCCAGGAGGAGATACGACGGACGATAAGAATGCGGCACAGTTCGTGGAAGAATGCATGGACGATATGCAGCAGATATGGACTGAGACTATATCCGAAATCCTCTCTTTCTTGACATACGGATGGAGCTATCACGAAATCGTGTATAAGCGGAGAATGGGGAGGACTAACAACCCTAAGACGAACAGCAAGTTCTCTGACGGGCTTATAGGCTGGCAGAAACTTCCTATTCGTGCGCAGGAAACACTGTACAGATGGGAATATGACGATGATGATAATCTCATCGGAATGACACAGCAGCCACCACCTGATTACGGGACATATACGATACCGATAGAAAAGGCGCTGCTCTTCAGAACAGAGTCCAATAAGGACAATCCTGAGGGCAGGTCAATCCTAAGGAATGCATATCGTTCCTGGTACTTCAAGAGAAGGATACAGGAGATTGAGGCCGTGGGAATTGAAAGAGACCTTGCCGGTCTTCCGGTTATCCACACTCCGGAAGGCACAGATATCTGGAACAGTAACGATCCTCAGATGACAAACCTCAATGCCTCTCTTGTCACGATGATTAAAAATATCAGACGTGATGAGTACGAAGGACTTGTTCTTCCGAATGGCTATGAGTTCGAGCTTGTATCCACCGGTGGTTCAAGGCAGTTTGACACGAATGCCATTATCGAGAGATATGACACGAGGATTGCTATGGCAGTCCTTGCAGACTTCCTTATGCTGGGGCATCAGCAAGTCGGGAGCTTCGCTTTATCGAGCGATAAGACCGAGATGTTTACAACAGCGATAAGCACGTTCCTTGATATCATCTGTGAGACCTTCAACAACAAAGGTATTCCGTCGTTGATTGATATAAACGGAGAACACTTCAATAACATCACCGATTACCCTCGGCTGACTCACGGCCAGGTAGAGGAAGTCGATGTCGTAGCTATGGCTGACTTCATTCAGAAGATGGTTGGCTCCGGAATCATTATCCCAGATGGAGAGCTCGAGGATTACATCAGACAGATAGCAAATCTGCCCGAGAAGACCGAGATTGAGCAGCAGACAGTAAATCCTAAGCGTGACGGAACGAATCGCCAGGACGGGGCTGACAGCGGCGCAGAGGAGCCTTCTGACGATGAGCCTACCGAAGAGGAAATTGAAGAAGCGAAGAAACGTCTAGGACGCATCTGAAAGTGAGGTGTCTATGTTTAAGTACATCACTCCGGGTGTTCATCTGGCTAAGTTGTCCGATGGCAGACAGCAGTTACTTGATGCCCTGGACACCTTTATCAATCAGAACGAGGCAGAGCCGATCAGGATACTTTGCAGGCTATGGAAAGACCAGGCAACTGTTCTTACTTATCCGGAGATACGTCAATGGATTGATACAGGGCAGATTGACCAGTCATTCATAGAGCAGTGGAGACAGGATTACTCGAAAGCCTTAACTGAGGCATTCGCGGGGCTTTGGCTTACTGCTGCTTCGGAAGGCTTCAAAGCCTCTGCTCCATTCCAATGGTTATCTGATACAGACTTTGTATATAAGCCACAGGCTTCTGGAATGGCTCAATGGGTTACGAACCATACGGCAGAGCTGGTCACTCAGGTTACATCGACTCAGGAACAGGCGATAAAAGATGTCTGTGCCATGGCTATAAGAGACCACATCTCATCATCAGAGATGCAATATACTATTCGTCCGATTGTAGGGCTCACTGGAGTACAGGCAAAAGCAAATGCCAAGTACTACACAACCGTCAAGGAACAGCTTCTTAAAGACCACCCGAGAATGAAAGTCGAGAACGCTGAAAAGAAAGCACGGCACAAGGCTCAGATGTACGCTGAGAAGCAGCAGAGATACAGAGCTCAGACGATAGCAAGAACTGAATTGGGAAATGCTTACAATCAGGGGGCTTACGATGGTGTCCAAGATGCCATCAGCCGAGGATATATCAATCCTCCGAAGAAACGCTGGGTTACAGCAAGAGGTCCTCATGTGTGCCAGCACTGCGAAAGTCTCGAAGGAAAGATAGTAGAATTCAACGAGTCATTTGACGGTGGCCCTTTTGGACTGGTAGACGGTCCGCTGCTTCACCCTAGATGTCAATGCGTACTCGAGTTTTTGAAAGGAGATAATACAGAGGATGTTGGAATTCAAGGATTTGATTCGATTTGAGAAGAAAAAAGAACCAGACAAAAAGAATCAGATCGTCAAAGGAAGGTTTAAGATTGCCAAAAGTGATGATGACAAGAGACTTGCTTTTGGATGGGCAAACATCTCCCTTGATGTAGATGGTGAAGAGCTGGTCGATTATCAGGACGAGATGATAGACCCGGAAGACCTGGAACAAGCTGCATACAATTTCGTACTCAAGTACAGAGCCGGAGGAGAGATGCACAAACAGGAGCTCAAAAACAGAGCGGTTCTCGTCGAATCTATTGTATTCACAGAGGAAAAGCAGAAAGCTTTAGGAATACCTGAAGGAACACTCCCGGTCGGATGGTGGATAGGCTTCTATGTGCCAGATGATGACCTGTGGGAGAAGGTAAAGGACGGAACATACACAATGTTCTCTATCGAAGGATCCGCAACCCGAGTCGAGGTTGATGAGAACGGAAACCCGGTTGAGACAGAAGAGACCGGAGAAGCAGATGATTAACAATGATGCAGATGGCAGCCGAGAGGCTGCTTTTTTAATGCATAAAACTCACAAGAAAGGAGGAAGACACAGGTGCCAAAGAAACTAAAGAACCTAGAGATTACAAACGTGGACTTTGTGGACGAGGGGGCCAATCAGAAGGCAAACATCAAGATTACAAAGTCCAGAAAATCAGCAATCAGCAAGGCTTTCTCAGCATTAGGAAAGGCAATCGGGATAAGAGAGATACCAGAGTCTATCGAAAAAGCAGCCGCCTCATTTGATGATGAGTTAAACGGCAATACAGTAGACAAAATCTGTAATGAAATCTGGGATTTGACTGACGCTTTAAGGCAGTCGTTGATATCCATTGCCAGAGATGATGATGCAGAGAATAAGACAGAACTTTATAACCAGTCACTTGAGCAGTTCTCAGAGGCTATGAAACAGACCGTACCTTCATGGGGAAGTGATACGAGTGCCGGAGTTGTAAAGTCTACGGCTTATAGAAAAGCCAGTAAACCACAGATCGCCAAGAAAGGCGAACCACAGAAAGGAGACATTGAAGAGATGGCTAAGATCGACAAGAGCAAGATGTCCGCTGACGACCTCAATACTTACAATGCACTCATTGCCAAGTATGCTGTCAATGAGGGCGAGAATCCGGAAGGAGTTGGCAAGGCCAATGTAGAACCGGATAAGAACAAAGAGACCGCAGAGGAAAAGGGCTGCGAAGAGGAAAACGAGAAGACCACTAAGAAGAGCATTCATGAGACAGAGACTGGTGAGGCTGATATCTACAAGGGTATCGATCCTCGTATCAAAGCTGAGATTGAAGGACTCAAGAAGTTTAAGGCTGAGGCCGAGACCAGAGAGCTCAATGCCGTAGCAAAGAAGTATGAGGCAATCGGCAAGAAGGCTGAGGACTTAGTTCCACAGCTCAAGAAGGCAAAGGATGCCGGAATGTATGACGAGATGATTTCTCTCCTTGACGGTCAGCTCGCAATGCAGCAGCAGAGCGGACTCTTCACAGAGGTAGGAAAGAGCAATCATGGATCTTCAAAGGTAACCAAGAATGATATCAACACAAAGGTTGAGACCATTGCAAAGGGATACATGGAGAAGGATCCATCACTTTCTCATACATCAGCTATCGCAAAGGCATGGAATAACAATCCAGACCTCTTCGAAGAGTATGACGAGCAGTACAACCAGTAAAGAAAGGAGATAAACCATGGGAAAGAACTTCAACGGAACCCAGATTAACAACTCTGCGACCATCGTTGAGCAGGCCGGAGCTGACATTGCAGATGTCCGTAACCGTGCCGTCAAGTATGACACAGATGGAAACGTAGTCCTTACTGCAGCTTCCACAGATGCCGCAATCGGACTCGCAATCATCGAGGCTGGCTACAACGATATCTCAGGAGAGACATCCGGAAAGGCAGCAACCGGAGATGATGTAGATATCCAGATTAAGGATATCGGTTACGCAATCGCTTCTGACACCATCGAGAAGGGCGCAGAGGTTTCAGGAACAGCAGACGGACTTATCAAGGCCTCAGCTGCCGGAGATTATGTCCTCGGCATCGCTCTTACTGCCGGAACAAAGGGCAGCTATGTAGAGGTACTGATTAACAGATATCAGAAGGCTTCAGCCTAAGTAAAGAAGGAGGTTAAAACATGCCAACAGCAGCAGACATTCAGAACGAGATTGCAAAGGGCCGCTTCACACCGCACACAGCGCTTACAAATATGGCTCTTGCTTACTATCAGGATTCAACAAATTACTTTGCAAAGAGCATCTTCCCAACCGTCCCAGTTAGTCTTTCATCAGACAACTACTATGTGTTCGACAAGGAAGACCTTTTAAGGGATAACTGGAAGAGAAAGCCAGCTTACGGAAAGGTTTCACCTGTTCCTGTATCAGAGCATACAGAGCAGTACGCTTGCCAGGTTGACCAGATGATTATGGGTATTGACCAGATCAGACAGACAGACCTCACAAGACGTCAGGCTCCTGCAACAGCTGATCCTCGTGTCCAGAGAACAAGAACGATTGCTGAGCAGCTTAATATCCACCAGGATAGAATCTTTGCTCAGAAGTTCTTCAAGACTGGAATCTGGGGACAGGATATGAAGGGTTCAACAGCAGCAAGCGAGGGCTCAACTTTCATTAAGTTCTCTGACTCAAATGCGGATCCTATCAAGTTCATTGACGAAGAGAAGTCAAAGATGCTTGCGTCTACCGGACGTATGCCAAACCGTCTTGCCCTTGGAAACAAGGTATTCAATGCCTTAAAGAACAGCGAGGCTATCCTTGACCATGTAAAGTACGGCGGTTCAACAGCAAATCCTGCAACTGTAAGCCTTCAGGTACTCGCAGAGCTCTTCGGAGTAGACCAGGTTGTAGTCCTCAATTCAATTATGAACAAGGGCGCTATGGGCGCAGATGCAAACATGGGATTCATCGCTGATGACAGTTCATTCCTTCTTGCTTATGCGACACCTAATCCTTCAATCGATGAGCCATCTGCAGGATACATCTTTACATGGGATATGCTCGGAGACGGACAGCTTCTCCCAATCCTTCAGAACCCAGGAGAGCCAGGAACACATACTGAGTACATCGAGGGCCTTGTTGCATCAGACATGAGAGCAACAGCTAAAGACCTCGGATACTTCTACTCAGAAGCAGTTTAAGGAGGTCTGAAATGGCACTTATCGCATTGAAACCATGCAGTTTCAGCGGTGTCACATATCTTAAAGGTGAAGAAGTACCATACGACGCCGTTGTTAATGCGGAAGCACAGAAGAAATACGGTGTCTTAGCTGAAAGCAATGCAGAATCAAAGACTGCATCAGGAGCTAAGGCCGTTTTCAATGTGCCGGTTGATGACGGGAACGGTAAATTTACCTCTTTGCCAGTAAGTGAGGAGACTCTTCAGAACGCAGCAAAAGTTATGCAGATGTCAGCTGATAATGCCGTAAAAGCTGTCGCTGACATCTCGGATAATGACTGCCTTATCCTCATCAATGCCCTGGATTCACGCAAAACCGTGAAGAAGGCTACATCAGACAGGGGCAAGGCTCTTGAAGGAGCAGACACCGAAGCAGCTGCAGAAGCAAAAGGAGATACAGCGGAAGAGGGGTGATTAAATGAGCGCCACTTACGCATATGATCCATCTAAATTAGCCGAGAGAGGCAAGGACCTGATGAGGTTCGAGCTGGGAGACACAATGGTCGAGGGAGGACAGGACACCTGCGCTTTGTGCGACGAGGAATATGAAGCCCTGTTGAATATGTACCCCGACAGCTGGAAAAAGGCAAAGATGCACTGCATTGAGTCTATTTTCAGACGTTTCAGCTACGAAACTGACACATTAGACGGAGAGCTTTCACTTAAATTTGGCGACAGAGCGAAGCTGTGGCAGGAGGAATACCAGAAACTCAAAGCAGAGGCAGAAGCTGATGACACAGACTGCCATGCAATCGAGAGTATGGGCTGTCCTGTACATAGAGGACCTTATTTCCGCCTTGGAATGATGAGCAGAGACAGGGTAGGTGAGGTACATGAACGATAATCCATTCAGAGGAATGTATCTAAGACCGGGCAATCTGGTAAAGGATTTCCGGAGCTATACGCTTACACAAGAAATATCTGATGTCGGAATGCCTATTAACAAATACGTTCCGGGCGAAGTCCTATTCCGCGGCGCTTTAACATCAGCTGGCAGCAATGTCAACGAGAGAATGAAGCACCTGTGGGATCAGGACCAGCACTCACTTACTCATACAATCGTCGCAAGAGGCGGAGCAAAAGCCAAAAAGGGAGACATGGTAACCACAGGAGAACGAGCATTTTATATCCTTGCAGTTGATGAAGTGGGAAGCCTCGGAGCTACCACAATCTACTATGTTGAAGAAAGGAATGATCTTAAATGACTCCCGAAGAAGTTTGCGCAAAGCTTGATTTCGAGGTTCACGAGACAGTAAACGAGCTCAATAAGGAGATTATGGGAACCGCCTACAATCTCCTTGATGACCTCAGAAATTCAGAGATTGAAGTGCTGACTAATCCTTCTCCGTCACAGCCATATAATCCGCCAGGAATCGTATCCGGTGACTTGAGAAGGGACTGGACGTATGAGGTGAGAGGTGTTCCTGGCCATGTATCGCTTTATGGAAGACCTAATGTGGAGTATGCCGATTGTCTTGAGTACGGGACATCGAAGATGCTGCCGAGACCTTATGTTGACGCTATCCTTGATGATTTCTCCCCGAAGATAGACAATGCTTTCTCCGACCTCGGCAAATAAGGAGGCACTATGCTAATCAAATCAACAACTACGAACAATTTTGACCTGAGTGAGGTCAGCCGTGGCACCCTAATCAAGGCAAAACACAAGACGTGGGAGTCTGCTGAAATGGGCATAGTAACCAGTGCCACGGAGCAAGAAGTTACCGTTTCTTTTCTCCCGACAATAGCCAATGTCACAAACCATTTCTTCATCTATGCGGATGAAGTTGCGAATGGAAAATGGGAGATAAGCTACACGAACGATATGGAGACAATCAGTAAATATCCGGCTGATACGTCTACCGATGATACGTCCGGAACAGAGACAGGTGGTGATACGACTTGAATCTGAACCAGCTATTACAGAAAAGACTCTCCGAGTACACGGAGCTCACAGACCTTCTGACGAAGTTCGCCGGAAAGCCTGCGGTATTCTCCACAGAAGCTCCCACAGACCAGATGCAGGGCTGGCAGAACGGAGTACAGTACCCAAGAGTGACCTACACGGCAGATATGCAGGCAAACGCAGAGCGCAACTCACAAGGGACGCTCACAGTTGCCTGTTATACGGATAAGACATCACTCATTATCTTATCACTTGCATCTGCTGTTAAAGATGCCATGAGAGATACATTATTATGTCCGACAGATGATACAGGACCGTTTGCCTTCGCTTGGGCGAGGACAGACGGTTTTTCTTTGCCAGATGTCAATACTATGGGACAGATAATCACTTTCGATATCGTGGAATATCCGGATCAGACAACCACCGATCCGGATCCACAGATAGCACTTTCGAGGTTTGTCAAAAAGAAGTTTCCTGATTACTTCGTCCTTGGCTTGGATAAGCCGGATGAAATCCTGGAGACGGGTGACAAGCCTCTTTTTTATGTCGAGGTAACAAGACTCAGAAGTACCACCGGACCAACTATGAACACCGTTCAGTGGCTTTTGGCGGATATGAGAGTCCACGTCCTATATCAGAATAGCGCTGTCAGACAGAAGCTGTGTGCTGCGTGTGCGGAACTCATAGCCAAAGAGGAAGACGTCCCACTAGATGATCTATCACCTCTTACCATTGTTTCCTCAGAGTATGACGCTACTGCTGATTACCTGAGGACAGGACAGATTGCTGTGTCGACGTCATACGGAATCCTCAAGACATCGCCTAAACAGCACAAGATTGAAGGAGTTAACAATAGCTACGGTTAAAGGAGACTTAAATGACCAAGAAGAACGAACAGGGTGCGACTGACGTGAAGGATGCCGCACCTGTAAGCAGTAACACTCCTACTGAATCCGTATATACCGCAAAAGAGTTGGCATTAGCGGCTAAGAGCAGGTTCCACACCGTGCCCGAAGTCGTTGTGGCAACTCTTTTTGTTAACGGACTGCAGGAGACAACAATCAGCAATGCAGAGAAGCTCATTAAGGAGTTTCTGGAAAGGAAGGTAAAGTAAATGGCAGGAACATACACCATTGGTGAGAAAAAGACTCGTCCTGGTACATATTTCCGCACACTCAAAAAGGGAAATAACAGCGTAGTAGGAGCCACAAATGGTATCTGCGCTGTTGTATTCAAGGCAGACTTCGGACCACTCGGGAAAGCAGAGATTCTTACTCCTGATGATGATTACACAAAGGTCTACGGTGATGGCGGAACAACAGACACAATCCGTGAGGTTCTGCTTGCCGGAGTTTACCGTGCAATCTGCGTCAGAGTTGGAAATGCTGATGCCGAGGGTGTCACATATTCAACCATTACTCTTAAGAGCGGTGAAACAGATGCGGTCAAGCTCACAGCTAAGTATCCAGGCTCAAAGCCTTTCTCTATCACAATCAGAGATAAGGTCACAGACAGCACTCTTCGCCAGGCTGTCATCTACACAGGCACAACAGTATTTGAGACCGTTGAGTTTGCTAAAGGTGATGACGAGGTTGCAGCTCTTATTGCTGCAATGAAGAAGGATAAGTATTTCGTCGCTGCAAATGCTTCTGGCACAGCAGTTACAGGAACACTTGCTGATGTAACCGTAAAGGCTTTTACAGCCGGAACGGATCCTTCAATCACAACTACCGATTATACAAGCGCTCTTTCAGTCATCGAGAAATACAAGATCAATTCTCTTTGTGTCGACACTGAGGACACTGCTGTTCATGCTCTCTTCAAGGCTTATCTTGACAGAATCTACAATCACGGACAGTTCGGTGTCTTCGTTGCCGCTGAGAACCCTGATGAAGTGGACCTCGAGACAAGACAGAAGCACGCTGCCAACTTCAATTCAGAGAAAGACATCTATGTGCTTAATGCTGCAGCTACAAAGACTGATGGCACGGCAGTCAGAGGCTACCAGGTAGCCGCCAGAATTGCAGGCCTTGAGGCTATTAAGCCTTGCAATCAGTCAATGACTCACGATGTCATCTCTGATTATGCGACACTCGATGAAATCCTTACTCCTACTCAGATGGAAGATGCTGAGGCTAAGGGATGCTTCGTTCTCTCTCTTAATACAGAGGATCAGGTATGGGTTGATAACGCTATCAATACTCTGATTACTCTTTCTCAGGACCAGGACGAGGGCTGGAAGAAGATCCGTCGTGTGAAGACTCGTCAGGAACTGATGGATAGAGCAAACACCACAGGTGATGCCTATAACGGAAAAGTAGATAACGATGACAACGGCAGACTTACTGTTAAGAGTGCCCTTCAGGACGTAATCGATGCCATGATCGGCGAGCGCAAGCTCGTAGCTGGTACTGTTGACCTCGATACAAAGAGAGTCAGCGATGGAGACTACGCGTACTACGTATTCGACATCATCGACAAGGATTCTATTGAGCACCTGTACCTCGACTATGTATTCCAGTTTAGTACAAATGTTGAGTCTTAAAGAAAGGAGATAAGTAATGGCAATTAATACGACCGCTTCATCAGACGCTAGACACGCGAGGACAGGAAAAGATGCCGCCATCTATGATGGTGACGGTAATATGCTTGCTACTGTTGACCAGTTCCAGGCACAGTCAAACTTTAACAACGTCCAGTACACTCCGCTTGGAGACCCACAGGAGCACGAGGCAGCCAACAGCTACTCAATCACAATCACATTCCAGCAGATTGTAATTCAGGACGAGACAATGATGGAGAACCTGATTTCTGCTATGCAGGACGGAGAGCTTCCTGTCTGCAAGTTCCAGGGCACACTCAAAGGACGTAACGGATCAGAAGAGCGTGTAGTTTATCCGGAGTGCATTTTTTCCGGAAACCAGGATATTCAGAACTTCTCAAACGGTGATGTCATCCGCAGAGCTTTCTCAATGTTCTGCAACGGCAAGCCACAGAAGATGTCTGACCTGTCAATCTAAGGCAGTAACCAATAACAATATAAACATCAGGGGGCTGATTAGTGCCTCCTGAGCCATATAAAGGAGGTTATCTTATGGCAACAATGAAGACAAGACCGGAGTCTAAAGTAACTGAAACAGAAAATGAAGAGAATATCGAAGAAGTAGAGCTTACTGAAGAGGAGACGCAGACAGCATTAAAGGCAAAGGAAGACGACTTCATCTCAGGACTGCTTCAGGCCGCAGAGGACGGAATGACAGACTTCCGTGAGTTCAAGGTAATTCGTGGAGGAAAGTTTTATTTCTCATTCAGGCTTCACGGCCTCACAGAGCAGGAATCAAAGGACTGCCGAAACAAATATACGAAATACGTCAAGAACAGGGCTCTTGGAACTAAGTTTGCTGATGAAGTAGACACAGTAAAATATCACTCATCACTCATTTACCATGCTACTGCGGACGAGGATCGTCGTAGGCTGTGGGATAACAGAATGGTATGGAAAGGGCTGGAGCAGCAGGGTAAGCCTATCATCAATGCCCTTGATGTAATTGAGAACACGCTGCTCGCAGGAGAGAAGGACAGAGCGATTGATGTAATCAATGACCTGTCAGGCTTTAACTCAGATGACATCGAGCAGGTACAGGCTAACCGTGAGGAAACAGCAAAAAACTAATCAAAGCTGGTGGAAGAGTCACACTCCTCCATCAGATTTTCCAAAGAACAGGTCTGACACCCGACGAGATTTATAAGAAACCTCCGGGTGTTCAGGCTTTTATTTTTGCCTCAATGTGGGTAACACTTGAGAACGAAAAGAAGAATATTGACGAGAAAGGAGGTTAACGATGGCTAAAAAGACGATAGAGATTGAAATCCCTATCACTACTGTGGATAACACCGATCCGGGACTTTCTCAGATTAAGAACAAGATAAAAGGCATGGGTTCAGAAGCCCAGAGCGCTTCATCTAAGATGAATTCGGCGACCAACAGAGCTAAAAGAGGCTTTGATTCTGCTGCTTCATCTGCTCAGAGAGGCTTTGATAAGTCTACAAAGAGTGCGAAAGGCTTTGATAAAGAGCTCAATAATGCTTCGAGAGATGCCAGAGAGTTCGCAAAAGAGAAAATCGAGAAGATTATCCAGGTAAAAGACCAGGCAACTCCTATTCTTGAGAAAGTAGGCTCAACGGGAAAAGCTATTGCAGGCAAAGTCTGGAAGGTAACCCTCAAAGGTGTGGACGCAGTAACAGCTCCTTTCAAAAAGATTGTAAACGCAGTAACTTCGCCGCTTGGAACTCTTGGTATCACTGTCGGCGGAACAGCTATGCTCAGCGATGTCGAAAAGACGTACTCTGATTTTGAGGCGGAGATGTCGAAAGTGCAGGCTATAAGCGGTGCCACCGGAGAACAATTTGATGCCTTAACGGCGAAAGCAAAGAAGATGGGCGAGACCACGAAATTCACGGCTACAGAGTCTGGACAGGCTATGGAGTACATGGCGATGGCAGGTTGGAAGGCAGACGATATGCTCAACGGTATATCCGGAATCATGAGCCTTGCTTCTGCGTCCGGTGAAGACCTTGCCACTACATCTGATATCGTAACAGATGCCCTCACAGCTTTTGGACTTAAGGCCTCTGATTCAACTCACTTTGCTGATGTATTGGCAAAAGCATCAGCTTCATCGAATACCAATGTGGCAAAAATGGGCGAGACATTCAAGTATGTCGGCGCTATTGCCGGTACAATGGGATACTCCATCGAAGATACAGGTATAGCAATTGGACTGATGGCTAACTCAGGTATCAAGGCAAGCCAGGCAGGTACTGCATTAAGGTCAATCATCACACGTCTTGCATCGCCTACTAAAACTGTACAAGAAGCGATTGACAAGCTGCATGTTTCAATTTCGAACTCTGATGGCTCTGCCAAGAGTCTGAAAGATGTCATGGACCAGTTACGAAGCAGTATGTCAGGACTCTCCAAAGCTGAGCAGACAACGTATGCGAAGGCGATAGCAGGTCAGTATGGAATGTCAGGTCTGTTATCAATCGTAAATGCATCAAAGGAAAGCTATGACGAGCTGACCGATGAGATTTACAACGCAGATGGTGCATCTGAGCAGATGTCTAATACTATGCTTAACAATCAGCAAGGCAAATGGACATTGTTCAAATCAGCTCTTGACTCTGTAAAGATTTCGCTAGGCGAAAGATTTGAGCCATATGTCCTTGATGCAATCCAATGGGCGACGGACCATCTTCCAGACCTCAACGAAGCACTTCAGTCCGGAATGGACTGGGTAGACAGATTTGTGGATAACTCAGAAAAGAAGATGAAGAAGCTCAAGGAGTCAAAAGAATGGAAAAATGCAGGCTTCTTCGGTCGAGTAAAGCTGTCTTTTGATTCCATCATCGGGCAGCCTTTTAGCGAATGGTGGGAGACCAAAGGCAAGCGGAATATAACTGAAAAGTTATATGACGTAGGAAAAGGCCTGGGAAGTGCCGTTTCAGTTGGCCTTATGACTCTGCTTGGAATAGATGTAGGAGATACTATTGACGAAGGTGAGTCTGTTGGAGCTTCATTTGCCAAGGGATTTGCAGAAGGATTCAATTCACAGGACGTCCGATCAGCATTAGGAAAAGCAATTCAGAATGTATTCGGAGATTCGATGCAGCTCTTTTCTGGAAGCGGAGGCCTTTCATCACTCCTATCTACAATTCTTTTGGTCAAAGGAGCCGGCCTTATAGGCAAAGGAATATCAGGTATTTCAAAGTTTGCCAAAGGGGCAAAGAAAGTTATGGGTTCCTTTAATGTAGATGATGCAATTTGGGCAAATCTTACGGAAGAAGGCGGAATGCAAGGTAAAGGCATACTGGGAGCTTTAGGAACCGCAGGCTATAAGATGACTGGGGCAACGACAACAGCCGGCTCAATAGCGGCAGGAGCCGCAGGAATAGGCGGAGGAATCGTAGGCGGCCTTGTAGCAACAAGCGGAGCCGTTGATATAGCCAATTCCACAAAAGCCAAGAATAAAAATGATCAGAAAGGATTGTTTGGCTCAGGTATTTCTAAGCTGGGTGGAGTTGGAGCCGGAGCGGCTATTGGAACCATAATAGCTCCTGGAATTGGTACTCTGATAGGTGCTGGAGTCGGCGGTATAGCCGGTGCAATCGGTGGCTCAGTTGTTCAAGGACATTATAAGAAACAGCAGAACTACATCGACAAATCAACGTATGCCATGAAGAATGCCAAGTTCGCAAGCAAAGAACTTCAAGAGGCTTTCGAAGACTCATCTGTATCTGCTGATGATTTTGGCCGAATGATGGATAAAGCGATAAACAAGACACTTAAGTCTTCATTCGGAACCATTGAGCTCACTTCTCAGGAGTTGAAGGACGCTACAAGTAATATCCTTTTCAACGGTGATACGAAAAACCTTGAGAAGTTTACCAGCGCCACGAATGACCTTGCAGATGCTCAGTCAGACCTCACAGACGCTCAGAATGAGTATCAGAAGATGCAGTGGAAGGTCAATCAGGGAATGATTGAGAGCACTCAGGATAGACAGGATTACGTGGACAGCGTTAAATCCCTTGAGACTGCGACCAAGAAATACCTTGATGACCAGAGGTATGCAGCGAACTCAGCTGTAAACCTTATCTCTCCTGGAAGCACGGATATTACTTCCGGCATCAATTCCATGTATGAAGGGTTCGGGAACGAGTACGACTCTCTGAAAGAGCAGTTGGACAACCTGTTATCTGATGGTGAGATCGATTCGGGTAAGGTTGTTACAGTAAAGATTGACGGTGTTAAATACGACCTCAACGAAGATGAAGCAGTCGCAGAGCTGGCAAAGAAGATGCAGGAGATAACTGATAAGCTCACAGAGACACAGTTCTCCTCACAGCTTGACCTCTTAGGAGTCAAGAACAGCGGAGCGGCATTATCCTCAGACAGCTATGAAAAACTCATAGAAGAGGTCAAACAGGAAGCACAGGACGCTATAGACCAGTATGACGAGGCCTATACATTATCCTTAAGTAATGTAAAACTAGAGCTTCAGAACGGCTCTATCGACAAGGACGAGTACGACAAACAGGTCAGCGAGCTGCTTAGCGGCTACAATGCCAAAGTTTCTAAAATTGGAGTCAATATCGAAGGATTTGAGTTCCAGTCAATTGAAGATGCTTTTGGTAAAGACCTTGATGGACTGCTGCCGAATTTGACAGGAGACGTAAGTGAGAGACTTCAAAAAGCTTTCAACAATGCTTTGTCGGCCGGAGTTGATGTAGGTGGGCAGACTCTTACTGGAACAGCAAAGATGTTAGGCCTTGACGATCTGCATCTTACTCAGGAAGAACAGGATACGATATCCCAGGAAGTACAGGATATTTACAATTCACTTCCAAAAGCATTTATCAGTGCGGCTAATAAGCACACGAACGGTGATGAAAGCACTATCCAAGGCTCTGATATTTCTAGTGTATTCTCAGATTATATTTCGTCCGGACTTAAGAGTGCTGAGGGTGATGGAAAGATTACCTCTTCCATCGATTCCCTTTACAGCAAGGTTGATTCTGATATCGACAATAAGTTCTCTTCCGGATTTAATACAAAGACCTCGGTGACAATCACACCACAGTACACTCTTGCTGCAGGAAATGAAAGCATTGTCGACCAGTTCCTTAACAGCAATCCTATCCATGGAAAGCTTGGTATAAGCTCACATGCTAATGGTGGAGCTATTACAGGACCTGAACTGTCAACTCTTGGTGAAGATGGCAAAGAATATGTTATCCCTGTTTCCGGAGAGCATCGAAGCAGAGGATACGAGTTATGGAGACAGGCAGGACAAGACCTTGGAGTAAGCGCACATGCTGACGGAGGTGCAGTCGGAACAGAAATAGGCGGCGCGCCATCCGGATCCGGGCCAGTGAATGTCAATGTCGAAGTAAATCCAACGTTCAAAATCAACGAAGGCTCTTCAAAGGGTGGAAACATCGTAAGCCAGATTGAGAGCCATATTTCAGAGATTGCGAATATGCTGGGAGCAGAGGTTGCGAACCAGCTGAAGACAGTCTTTGCGAATATGCCGTCATAAAAGGGGGTTTGACATGAACTCTAGAACTACAAAAAAGAAAAATACAAAATCTAAGGCAAGCACCAAAAGAAAAAAGAGTGCAAGCAGTAAAAAGAGTACTAAGAGTAAGAAGAAAACAAGAAGCAAGAAGATAAAAATCTTCATAAAAGAGAACAAGAAGAACGGTAAAAAGTTCATTTTTCCATCAAATCCCGAAGAGGTAAAGATTACCTTCAAAACACGGTATAAATCATATTCGATACTAGCAAAATCAGTCGGAGACGTGAAGTTCCCAAACGGAATGTCTCCGGCTGAAGTTAGTTTTGATGGTTATTTCTTTGGAGAAGAGAGAAAAAGCAGTATATATCTGGTTCAGAACAAATGGACTTCACCAAACGAGTGCGAAAAGCTTCTTTACAACTATCAGAAGAAGGGAACGACATTAAGAGTTGTGGCCACTAACTGCCATATCAATTACGATATGACGATTTCTGACTTCCAATGCACAGATACTGGCGGTCATGGTGATAAGAAGTTCTTTATCACCTTTACCCAGCATAAGGATTTAAAAATCCATTCTCTTTCTGACAACAAAAAGAAGAGCACGAGCAAAAAGAAGAACAAGAGCAAGACCAATTCCCGGAATAATTCCACTAAAAAGACAGGGTCCTATACCATCAAAAGCGGTGACACCCTTTGGGTTATTGCTAGAAGAAGGTATGGAAGCGGCATTAAATGGACAGTGATTTATAAAGCTAATAAATCAACTCTGGACGCAGTTGCAAAAAAGCACGGAAAGAGAAGCTCTGAATCTGGCCACTGGATATATGCAGGAACTAAGATAACAATCCCAAATGCTAGCTAGGAGGTGAGCTGATGATTGACGTAAGTGCTGTCGAGTACCGGCTCCTCATAATGACGAGCAAAGGGAAACAATATGATTTAAGAGACTATATCACAGATTTAGGATGGGAAGAGCCAGAGAATGAAATTGCATCGAGGCTTACATTTACAGTGGCAAACGATCAGTTCAAAACTCAGACTCTGGCTCAGTTTTTAAAGCTTGGTATGCTTTGCAAAATACAGGCCAGAGCAGGGAGCAAACAGAAATATCAATCAGTGGCCTCAGGCTATATGACAAGCTGGACAAATGCTCATTCCTCTAGCGGAGACCTGGTTTCAATCAGATCATACGATAAACTGTACAATCTGCAGCAATCTGAAGACTATTTCTATTTTGCCAACGGGACGTCGAGTAAGACGAGATTTCAGAGGATTTCCTCAAAATGGGGCATTCCTCTTAATTACAAAGTCTCCTCTGTATCACTTGGAAAGATGGCTTATAAAAACGAATCATTGTCTTCAATTTTCAAAGATGTATTGGAAAGGACAGAGCGGAAAGTTAATAAGCCAATACTCATTACAGGCTCAGGAGGAAAACTTAATGTAATCTACTATGGCACAAACACCGATTCGAACACGTACATACTTACGAGCTCAGCAATAATATCTACATCTTACCACAGAGCGACAGAGGGTATGGTAACTCAGGTTGTTGTCTACTCCCAGGATTCTAAAGATGACAAAAGAAAGAATGCATTGGCAACTGTAAAAGGGAACACCAAGTTCGGCATACGTCAGAAAATTGTAGTCAAATCAAAAGATGATTCTCTGAAAGAAGCCAAGGCTGATGCGAAGAAAGAGCTTAAGAAAAACGGTCAGATTATCACAGATATAACGGTCAAAGCTGTAGACATTCCCTTTGTACATAAGGGAGACAGGATAAAACTTCAAGCCGGAGGCCTGAACGGGTATTTCTTCGTCCTTGGAATAAGCCATGACTGCTACGGTGGAACGATGACCTTAAATCTTGAATCAAGAGAAAGAATGCTAAAAGCAGTATAAGGAGGCAGATATGGCACTAGAAGAACATGTTGGTGCTAACAAATTGGCCAACGTACTGAATAGCAGGATTAACAGCAAGGCAAGGAAGCTGCAAGATGACCTGACGCTGGATTTCGGAGTTATCCAAGGCGACTATTCTTTACTTACGAACACTTATCCGGTCAAAATACCTAAGTCGGACTACCTCGTATGCAGGCAGCTGACACTTGGAGACACGGGAGAAGTGCTGACAAAGAACGGCACGCGAGGAGAGCACGGAGGCCACATAAGTGGAACAGGGGCACATGACCATACTGTCATTATCCCAGAGAAGATGAGAAAGCTCAAACCGGGAGACAGAGTACTTGTTGCGTGGATACAGAGTGATCCGGTCGTTATCGATCTGGTGCTTCCTGCATCCGTATTATGAGAATTTAAGGAGGAACGATGAGATGGCAGAACAAACGGATTTGTTTCCGGTCGAGGAATCCCCCGAATTTGTAGATGATGAAGACACCTATGATACCGAGTTTAAACGGTCGGTAGCATGGGACTATGAGCTTGGTGATTTTGTCCGAGATGGTAACAACAACATGGTTGAAGCCAATGGACAGGAAGCATACGAGACATGGTGTGTAAAACAAGCATTTACAGAAAGATACAACGAACTGGCTTACCCTGATGAAATTGGTACGGAAATGGATGCGGCTTTGAAGAATGAATCCCGTGAAGCTGTTGAGAGTGACCTTGAGGACACTCTGACTGAGGCTCTTATGACCAATCCAAGGACCGATTATGTTGGGAATTTTGAGTTTACATGGGATGGTGAAGAGCTCGAATGCCAGTTTGATGTAACAGATATAGACGGAAATGTAATAACAATCAATATTTGAGAAAGGAGGGTATAATGGCTGATTTTCAAGTCCCTGATTTTATCGAAGAAGCAGATGCGGACGCACTTCAGGAAGACATGATGGACAATCTACCGGACGATATAGACGATATGCCAGGCGGCTTTCCTTATGACTTCACGATGCCGACAGCTATCCTCGTCTCAGAAATGGTACAGGAAAGTCTGTTAAGAGTCCTTCAACAGATGTTCCCACAAACAGCAGAAGGAGAGTTCCTTGACTACCATGCTGCTGAAGCAAGGCTTAAAAGAAAAGAAGCAACTTATTCCACTGGCACTATCACGATTACAGGTACGGCAGGAACTGTGGTTCCGGCCGGATCCACGGTATCGACAGCTACGAGTGATGATGCTGAAGCTATCGAATTCACAACAGATGAAGATGTAACGATTAGTGATTCAGGGACGGTTGACGCTAAGATTACTGCTGTCGAGCCTGGAAAAGGCTCAAATGTCAATAAAGAGACCGTAACATTCCTCATCGATACCGTAAAAGGAGTAGACAACGTGCTGAACGCAGAAGCTACTACCGGAGGTACTGATGAAGAGGACGATGAGACATTAAGGGCAAGGATAGAGGCAGCCAATGCCACATCTGGTAAATCGTGGGTTGGAAATGACAGCGACTTTGTTAGGTGGGCTACCGAGGTATCGGGAGTAGGAGACTGTATCGTAGTTCCGGCAGATACCGCAGGATCAAGCACTGTAAAACTGGTACTAATAGACTCAAATGGAGCCCCTGCGAGTGACGCTATATGCCAGGCGGTCTACAATCACATAGTTTCACCTGATGACAGGTCAAAAAGGATACTGGCAACCGGCAACTGTAAGCTTATAGTCGGTCCGGCTGTCACTGTGACTATCAATTATGCCTGCACAGGCATCAAATACGATGAGACACTTACTTCGATTGACCAGATTGTTGAGGACTACAAAGCTCTTGTCGCTGCTGAGTACACAGAAGCAAAGACAACCGGTATCCTCTATTACAATCAGCTCAGAGGTCATATCACAGAGATATCCGGAGTAATAGATTTCGATACCTTTACCGTCAATGGAAAGGCAGAAAACATAAACCTCACCCAGGAACAGTACGGAACAACAGGAACAGTAACATTTACGGCTGAGGAATGAGGTGAGTAGATGTCAGAAGATAAAGATAAATTCAATATCGAGAAATTTCCTACCTCAGAATCAGCAAAAAGAATGCTCAGCTTTGTCACTACCAATGGTTGGTATGACAAATCTTATGTTGGAAAATGGCTCTTTCAGGTCATGGGAATCGAGATTGACAAATACAAATCCTATATAGATGACCTTCCGAATCAGATTTTTGTAGATTCAGCAACCTGGGGGCTCAGATATCACGAACAGAAGTACAGTCTACCTGTTAAGGAAATGCTATCTTATCCGGTACGAAGGGCGCTTATCGTAAAGCATAGGGACGAATCCTTTGCTATTACTCCATGGAGAATGGAGCAGACACTCAAAGGAATGTTCGGGGATGACCTTAAGATATCGGTCATCGATGTTAACGATCCTCAATACACTAAGGATATGTTCACAGACACGAATACCTTCATGGTACAGATAGAGGCTGATGAAGGTATCGACCTTACTCTTGTAATCAGCACTATAAAGAGTATCAAGCAGAGCCACACAGTAATATTCACGAAGCTTGTGAATAAGTTCTCCGGAGCTTTTTATATGGGTGGTGCAGGCTCTACAAGAGAGATCATCCGGGCCACCTGTGACTTCCGCGGTTCAGTCTCACAAGACGGTGAAATGTCTGCTGGCGGCGCAGGTTCCACAAGAGAAATTCTGCGAGCTACCTGTGATTTTAATGGTTCGGTAGCTAAGAAAGCTGATGTGACATCGGCAGGAGCCGGATCATCACGAGAATTGATAAGAGCGACCTGTGATTTCTCAGAAACCCAGGTTGTTAAAGGAGACGCTGAAGCCGGCGGCATCAGCACTCTGAAAGAAACGTACACAATAAGTTAAAGGAGGTTAAAGATGTCAAGTTTTTCAAACATCGTGACAACCAAGAACGGACAAGCCCTGGTTGCCAATGCCCTCGCAGGGAGTCTGACGAGCCTTGAATTTACCAAAATCAGGACATCATCAACGGCCTACGCGGAGTCAGCTCTTGAATCGCTCACATCTCTAAGCAACATCAAGCAGGAGATTGAGCCTAAAGAGGTCAAGAGAGTTGGCAATTCAACGGTATCCGTTGATGCTGTCCTCACAAACGTGGATATGAAGAGCGGCTATATCCTGCAAACGGTTGGTATCTATGCAAAAGGTAACTCCGGCGGAGAAATCCTTTTTGGAGTAATGATTGAGAATACAGGTGGTACCACAATCCCTGCTTTTTCTGATGCTTCATCAAAGACAGTCCTTGAATTTCAGCTGTCTATCGAAGTAGGTAATTCCAGCACGGTCACACCTACCGTAAACCTTGCCGGACTGCTCACAGGAGAAGACGGCGAGAAGATTGTAGCCGCAGTTCACTTCAACTCGAATATGATCCAGTATCTCCTTGCTGCTTCTAAGAATCAGCAGTCAGAGACGATGGAAGTGAACCTCACGAACACAGATACATATCCTTTCAACAGTTCACAGACAACCATCTCACTAAAGACATCAAGGAATACGAAGGATTACCGGGTTATCCCTGAGGTAGTCAGCTATTCGGGAGGCTTTGTTGGAGATGTCATCGTATCTGATAAGCTGCTTAATGGGTTCAAGGTCAAGTACACCGGCTCTGCTACTTCGGTAGACCTTAAGCTCTACATTATCGGAGGTTTTGAAGAGGCATGAACGTAATCTTGAAACATGAGGACAGAGAAAGAGACACAGCGAAGATACTTAAGGATTTCGGCCGTAGCGCCTCTGACAGCGTTTGTAGAGACGCAGCAGAGTTAGCGGCCGTGAGGACTAGGGAATCAATGGAGAAAGCCCAGCATGAGGCTGAGAGGAGGTATTTCTAATGCAGATTGTAAAGAAGCCCGAAGAGGGAACCAACTTTGTCGAGTATTCGACAACGAAAAAGAGCATCACTTTTGGTGATGACGAAATCATGATTAACCTCGAAAAGAAGGAAAGAGACGATGCCGTACACATCGACATCACCAAGGACTACACAAGGGGCCTGCTTTTCTCCACAGGAGATTCAGCAAAGGACTATGTAGCCCAGATTGATATTCCGGCAAGAAAATATACCGAGAAAACAGAAAAGAATCCAGACTACGATCCGGAAGCAGAGGATCCATCAAAGCGACAGGAGTACATCACGACACGTACTCCGGTCGCTTTTTCTATGGACAATGTTGTACTCACCCTTTATGAAATGGAGGTATAAGGAATTATGAGCATGGACGAACTTAAACTTGCGGTAGAAGGCCTCTCAGGTGGAACAAATACCGTGCTTTTTGATGATCTGAGCATGCCATCTTACATGGTAAAGGTGCCAAAGATGCTTAACTCAGAGATTCTGACATCTGGTGGCTCTGCGGTTACACACCCTGGCTTCATCGTTAATGGTAAAGAGGAGGCATACGAGTACGTTTCAAAGTACATCAACATCGTATCCAGAGACAGAGCATACTCCTTACCTTTCAAGGATCCGGCAGTAAATATCGATTTTGACAATGCCCTTGCAAAATGCCGTAATAAGGGTAAAGGTTGGGGCCTTGTGGCTTTCTCGACCTGGGCTGCAATCGCTCTTTGGAGCAGGAAAAACGGCACAATGCCTCACGGCAACCTGCATAACGGCGCAGATCCGACAGCAACATGGGAAAAAGGTATCCTCACAAATGCTACCGGTGGAAGTTACAGGACATACACCGGATCGGGCCCAGTGACATGGAACCACGACCACAGCCCACTCGGCATCTGCGATATGGGCGGAGACGTATCAGAGTGGTTCGCCGGCATCAGGCTCTATAACGGCGAGATTCAGGTAATCCCGAATGCAAATGCGATGCTTGCTTCCTGCGATATGTCAGCAAGCTCATCAGAGTGGAAGGCAATTCTTGCTTCTGATGGTTCATTGGTAGCACCAGGTACAGCTGGAACACTTAAATATTCAGAAGCCTCGAATCAAATTCAGACAGCAGCGCCTACAGTGAAAGACGCATGGCAGGGCGGAGAATATAAGAGCATGGCTGTAGCGAGCGGCGTAACCATTCCTGAGCTAGCAAAAGCCCTTATTCTTTACCCTGACGAAGCTAATGGAGACTACAGAGGTGACTTCCACGGATGGAATACTTCCGGCGAGCGTGTGGGTTTATGCGACTCGTTCTGGGGCAGCGTGGCTGCCGGGGGCGCCTTCTACCTGGGCTTGTACAATCCTCGCTCGGGCGCGTCCTACAACCTTGGCTTCCGCTGCGCTTATTCCGAAGAGGCGAAAAATGCGTAAGGTTGCAAAGTAACACAGTCGGAAGACCAGGTCCCCTGTCCCCTGCTTCCTGTTCCCTGTCTGACTCCGCGATAGCGGAGTCCATTGACGGGAATGATAACGATAACCGTGATGCTGTAACGTAAATCCGTAGAATGAAACAAATCGTCACAAAATACAAGAAAAAGTGATATGATGATACGGCTTTGAAAGGTTCTGTTTATGTCAGAAAAAGATGAAGTAAATAAGATTGAAAAGAAGATATTCGAGATGATCGATTATGGCTACACCGCTATGAGACAATACCCCAAGTCAGAGAAGTTCGCGTTAGCCGCAGATATCAAACGGTGTATGGATCAGGTGCTCGAGAAGTCAATCGAGGCCAAAAAGAAATACTTCAAAAAGACCACTCTTCAGGACATGGACGTAGAGCTTGAAAAAGTAAGAAAATATGTAAGACTTTCTTATCACTTGGGATTTTTACCGATGCAAAAGTATGATACCTGGTCTGAAAAAATCGACGAGGTGGGAAAAATCCTCGGGGCATGGATTAAGAGCAATAATGCTAAATTCAATAGTCCCACTGGGAATAGGGCATAGCGTGTGGGTTTATGCAACTCGAACTGGGGCAACGAGGCTAACGGGGGCGCCTTCTACCTGAACTTGAACAATCCTCGCTCGAACGCGAACAACAACCTTGGCTTCCGCTGCGCTTTACCTCATAGTCAGATACTGCATACTCAAGGGTATGCTCTCAGTACAGAGGGATAAAGGGTTCTATTTCCACTGCGAAAGCAGAAAAATGCCTTTAACGGGGCCATAGCTGTGCGGAATGCTGAAAGTAGGGAGAAGCCCAAAATCTTGCAATGCTCCGAAAGGAATAGTGCACAATACTATGATAAAAAACGTGTATGACGATATAGCTTCCTTTCCTGAATTGCTTCAGGCATACCATGATGTATCCTTAGGGAGCCAATACGGTTCTCAGGAGATAAAATTCTGGGACCATTTGGAAGACAATCTGCATGATTTATCCTATAGCCTTTTGAATGAAGACTATCCACCTGATGAGTATTACTTTTTCTATGTATATGAACCGAAACTCCGGAAAATCATTTGCATTGATTTCCCTAATAAAGTCATACAACGTTCTATCTATAATGTTCTGGCTCCTCGGCTCAATGCAGGTTTCATCAACGATACATACGGATGCATTCCAGGTCGAGGCAATTACAATGCAGCCAAGAAAGTCCTCGAATGGATAAATTATGATTACGAGACTGGCCAGAAATGGTGGTACGTAAAGCTAGATGTTCATAAGTTCTTTTATAGGATTTATCACGAAGTCCTGATGGAACTATTCGAAAAGAAAATATCTGATAAGAGGCTTCTGAAGCTTCTGCGTCATTATTTCTGTGAGGCTTCGATGGCTTTTGGACTGCCGGACGGTGAAAATGATCCGCTTAAGGTACCACAAGAGAAAATGCTTTGGTATCGAGGTATTACTATCGGCGGAGGATTATCACATCTTGCCGGGAATCTCTACCTGGATCCGATAGACCAGCTGGCAAAGAGGACTCTTAAAATACCTCAGTTTTCAAGAGGAATGGATGACATGATTTACCTGGGGAACGACAAATCACAACTTCACGAATGGTATTATCGTCTTCAGGAAGAGCTGAACTGCCATCTGAAACTTGAGTTTAATAACAAAACTGCTTTGCGACCGATAACTCAAGGAGTCGAGTACCTTGGCTATATGATAAAGCCGGGTGAGATGAAGCTCAGAAAGACTACATCTCTTCGAATGAAGCGAAGGCTTAAAGCTAGAATGATCCAGTATCGAGATTATAAGATACCATTTGAAAAGGCGAATGCGACTGTGATGTCGTACAAAGCCCTATTAGATGGCTGTGACAGTAAGGCTTTAAAGGATAAGATTTTCAGCGAACTCGTGTTTACGCACGAGGGAGCTAAAGTCAAGTAAGGAGCTTCCTGTATAATACAAATATAAGGAATTCCTAGGAAGGAAGGTTGAATCAAAAAATACCTCAATGTAAA